GGCCTTGTTCCCCCGGCCGACGCCAGCCGCGCCGACGATGTCGCTGCCGAACAGCACGTTCGCCGCGACGCGCGCGCCGACCACGCCCCGGCCAGGGTTGCCGGTGGCCGCCAGCGCCTTGCGCGCCTCGCTTTCATCCTTCGCCGCATCGGCGCGCAGGTTGATGGCCTTGATTCGAGCGTTCAGCTTCAGCAGCTCGTTTTGCTCGGCGATCTTGCTCGACGTCTTTCCGAACACGTCGGCGAGGATCGACTCCGCGTCGGCCAGCCCCGACGTCGCGACTTCGGCGGCCTTCGATGCGGTTTCGGTTTCGAACAGCTTTTCGACGAACGGCGCGAGCACGGCCGCCGCGACGGTCAGGGCGATGCCCCATGGCCCCACCAGGAACGCGCCCACCTTGCCGGCGGTGCCACCCATTTCGGACAAGGCAAACCCGAGCTGGCCGGCCTGCTGGCCGAACGCCCGCGCCGGCGAAATGCCCGATGCGATCGACAGGCCAAGGTCGCCGAACTGCTGGCCCACGTTGCGCGCGCCGAACGCGTTGCGGTTCAGGGCGGCGGTCGTGGTGTCGGACGCGCGCGCGGCTTGCGCCTGCGCACGGGTGACCCCCGCGATGGCGATGCTGGCGCGGAGCTGCGCGGCCTCGACGGCGCGCCCTAGCTTTTCCTGTTCGGCCGCGTCGGCGTTCGCCGCTGCCGCCTGTTTCTGAAGCGCGGCGGTCAGTGCGTTGGCGGCCTGCTGTTGCTTGGTCTGCGCGGCCGACAGGTTCGCGTTCGCGATGACAGCGGCTTGCGTCTGCGCGGCGGCCTTGCCGATCGCGTCACCAGCTCGACCGCTGGCCGTGGTGACGGTGTCGAACTTGCCGGCGATCCCCCCGGCGGATGCCTCCAGCCGCTTGTTCGCGCCGATGACCTTGTCGACGGCGGCGACCGCACCGCTGCCGTCGGCATTGATCGCATAGGCAAGGTCGAAATCAGCCATGCGCGAAGCGTCCTAGCGACGTCGCTCGCTCCATGCGCGCAACGCTTCAGCTTCTAGCGCGCGCACGTCCGAAAATACAGTCGGGGTCATCGCGATGCCGCTCGCCGCCGCCGTCGGTGCCAGCACGCCATAGTCGAGGCCGGTCGCTTGCGTGCCCGCCATGCCCCCGACCATCCGCCATTGAGTCCCCATCGCGACGAACAGGCCGTACCCGTCGAGCATGTCGGGCCATATGCACGGCGGGTCGGGGATATGCTCGCGCTTGCCGCCGAGCTGGCCGACGGGAATGCCGAGCAACCGGCATTCCGCGTCGAACTCGGCGTTGTCCTCTAGCCGTTTGCTGCCGGCTCGCCCGACGGCCCAGTCTCGAGCGAGCCTTCGGAGTTTCCCGCGCGCAGCTTTTCCCGGCCGGCATAGGCCGCCGCGTAGGACTCGAAAAACGAGCGCGAGAAATTCGGCACGCGCAGCAGCTTTCGCATCGCTTCAGGGGTGAAGGGCACCGGGGTGCCGGCATTCATAACCTTGCGCCAATCGACGACCAATTCATCGGCGCGGCGATCATCGTCGACCTTCCCCGCCTTCCATTCGTCAAAGTCGGCGTCGGTGCGGTTCGGCAGCTTCGTGCCATCCTCGGCGACCGGGTCCATGAACAGGGTCGCGAAGCGATCCAGGTCGGGCAGCTCGACCCGCAATTCAACTTCATGTTCGACCGGCCGACCAACGTCATCGCCTGCGCTCGCGAACCCCGGCCACTTCACGGGAATCCACGCAAGCCGCTTTTCGGCTAAGTCGAACATGAGTTGTTTTCCTATCTGCTGGTGAACGAAATTTCGTCGTTACCAACATTCGGAATCAGCGTCACGGGCAAAGACATCATCACTTTGCCCCCTTCCTCGGAAATGGCGACGTTGCCGGAAATCTGAACCTGCGGCGCGGCGATTTCGACGATGTTGCCGGCGACAGTGCCGTGAATCAGCGACATCGGCATGAGGGTGCCCGGCCGAATGTTCGTGAAGTAGTTTTTCGCCGACAGGTTCGGCAGCTCGCCGACGATCGTGCCGCCCCATGCGTCGTCGCGGTACGCGATGTAATCGGCCGGCCCGATCAGCGATCGCAGCGCCAGCTCGGCGTTGCTGTTCAGCTCGATGCGACGAAGCGGCAAGGCGAAGCTGCCAAGCGTGAAGGTCGTGTTTTCGGTCGACGCGAGCACGGGCGGTTGCTGGTTGGCGATCGTGACTGCCGGCATGGCCGCTTCTTCGCCGAGCACCGCCGGGGCGGTGCCGAGGTAGCCATAATTGAACCGGGGAAAGTCGTCATCCTCCAGCACGAAGCCGAGCGTCGAGCGACCGCCGAGCGTCTTCATAAGGAACGAATTCGCCGCGTTCGCTTCGTCCAGGAAGGCCGCATAATGCGTCTGCGACTGCGCGGTCGCCGACAGCGCTTGCGTGACCGACGACGCGCCGACGACGTGCGCGCCGAACCGCGCCATGCGGTTTAGCAGCATCCAGGCGGGCACGCCCGTCGCGGTGCCCGCACCCGACATTTCGACGCCGAACTGCGCGCCGCGCTTGATCGCGTAGAGAAGGGTGGGCTTCGCGCCCTTGTAGGTCGTGTCGATCGCACGCACCCGCTGTTCGGCATCCATGAAGGTCGGCGAATAGTCGACGGTGCGGATGGCGTTCGCCGCGCCGGTCGGAACGCTGTCGGTTCCTTCGGTCGCCTCGGCCTTAAATAGAACGGCCTTTTGGTCGTAGCTCTTTGCCATGTCGAATTAACCTTCGTTGGTGGGCGCGGCGGCCGGCTGGAGGGCGGAGATCAAGTCGGCCTTGGTTGCGTTCGGCTCGACGTTGACACCGCGTTCGACGGCCAAGTCGCGCAGCTCGGCGACCTTCATGTCGGACAGCTCGCGCTTCGCGGCGACCAGGGCGGCGGCCTCGGCCGCGACGCGGTCGCGCGTGTCGACGATCAGGTCGTCGCCGATCAGGCCGTCGGGGTCGCTGGAGATCCCCGCGTCGACCAGCGCTTCGGCGCGCAGGCGATGGTTCAGCGGATACGCGCCGTGCATCGCGAAGCCTTGCTCGGCCAGCTCGGCGTTCCGGCCGCTGATTTCGGGCGCGGCGGCCTCGACCTTGTCGGTGGCAGTATCCATTCGATCGCGCTCCTACGTGAAGGCGCGAGAATAGCGGCGGCCCGCCATAGGCCGAAAGCCTGAACGGTCAGGGGCCGCGCAGGTCCCACGACGACCGCACCAGCACTTCACCCCACACCAGCCCGTCGCCTTCCTGCCGCAACGAATAACCCGCGTAGCTAAAGGCCTCGACCGCGCCGGGCGGGGTGAACCCGACCATGTTCGCCAGCAGGGTGCCGCGCGTGATTTCCAGCGGGTCGCTTCGTTCCTCGCTGGCCAGCTCGGCCCCCAGGCAGAACAGCAGCGACACGGTCGAGCGAACCCGCTGCGCACGACCGCCAGCGCCAAGGCGGTTCGGGTCGGCTTCCTCGCGCGACAGCGACACGTAAAGCGCAGGCGGCACCGCGTTGCCATAGGTGATGGCATCGGTCGCGCTCGACCAATCCGACACCGACAGGAACCCGGCGACGCCCGGCGACACTTCGGTCGTGATGAGGCGCGCGCGGGCGCGCACGGCTGACAAGTCGATCATTTCAGCAGACTCCGAACATAGGCGCGCGCAGCGGCGGTCAGCTCGCGACGGTCGTCATTATCCACGCCGAGGAAGGGGCGGGCGGGCAGGTTCATGCGAACGCGGTGCCCGCGAACGCGCACTAGCACCGCCTCCGGTAGCGGCACCCCGAACGCTTGCGTGGTCAACCGGAAGTGCGTCACGCGCACCGTCGACTTGCTGACCCCGAACTGGTGCGACGCCGCGTGCTTCACCGACTCCCCGACGCCATCGACGCCGACCAGCAGGCGGCGCGGTTGCACTTCGTATTTGACCGCGCGTTCTAGGTTGCCTTTGTCGACCAGCGTGCGGCCGTTGGCAGGGCCGAAGGTGCCGACCCCGAGCACCCGCTTCGATGGCGGCCATGGCACCCCGCCCGGCCCCCTGCTGGTGTCGAAGCGGTTGCGGGTCGAGGCCTCTAGGATGCCGCCGAATATCTCCAGCAGCGGGGCGGGGTTCTCGCCGAGGTTCCGAACCTGCTGGAGCGCGCGATAAACGTCGCGGGTGAGAATCCGCGAATTGAAAACGAGGCCGCGCGCCAAGTCACCAACCCCGAGGGCCAGGGCCGAACACGGTGCCCCCGTAGCTGCCGCTCCCGAACCCGGTGTAGTCCGCAAGGCTGGCGTCGGTGAACACGCGCGCGCGGGCGTCGCCCGACGTCACGGGGCTGTCGCTGCTGTTCGTTTCCGGTGCCGATCCGGCCGCCGGGGCGGGGATATTGGCGCGACCAGCCGACAGGTCGGTCAGCAGCTTGCGCGCACGATCGGCGTTCGCCGTCACCGCCGGGGTGGCGCGAAGGCCGTGCAACCGCTCGCGCGCAAGGTCGGCGACGATGCCCTTCAGCAATTCCGGCGGGCTGGCGATGGGCAGCACGTAGCGGCCGGCAAGGTAGGCGTCGGCGAATTCCGTCACGTCGGCGATGACCGTGTCGACCTTCGCGTCGTCGACCACCCCGGTTTGCGTGGTGTCGGTCAGCCGCACCGTCTCGGCTTCGGTGTAGCGCTCCAGGTATTCGGACGCGGTCAGGTACGGCATCGGGGGTCACTCCAGCGGGGCGCGCCGACCTTATGCCACGCGGCGGCCTGAACGCGAAAGGGGCGGCCCGGCTTTCACCGAACCGCCCCCCTGAACACATTGCGGGCGCGCCGTTAGCCGGCGGCGCGCTTCGCCTCGATCGCAGCGGCGATGTCCGCCGCCGACTTCAGGTCGGGGAGGTTTTCGCCCCCCGCGCCCTTGCGGTCGGTCAGCGCGACGCCCTCGGCGTCGGCCATCTTGCGCAGCTCGGCGACCGGCCGGCTGGCCAGCGGCTTCGCCTCGCCTTCACCGACGCCGTCGCCGGCATCACTGTCGGCCGCGCTGACGTCGAAACGGGGGGCTTCGCTGTCGCTCGACTGCTGGCCTTCGATGTCGGTCACTTCGGCTTCGGTCAGCTCGCCGGTGTAGGTTTCGCCACGCGGAATGACGACCGTGGTGCCGCCCACGATGATGAAACGCGGCCCTTGGTCGAGGTTGGTCACCGTGCGCTTTGCCATGGTCGTCTAGTCCTGTTCTGAAGGTCGGGTCGGGTGGTCGGCTTAGATGCCGTCGGCGTAGGTTGCCGACGCCGGGCGCGTCCAATCCGTGCCGCCGATGCGGAAAATGCCGGGCACCAGCCAATTCATCGGCCCGTTCTGCCACACCGGCAGGAACTGGAACGGCATAGGCATATGGAACTTCGCCACGCGCCCGTTCCGCGCATAGGCGATCATGCGCTTCGTGCCGCCAGCGCCGGCCGTTTCCAGCTCGCGCAGGCCACGGATGCGCAGCGGCTGGCCCGTGCGTGCGGTGTAGCTGTTGGCGCGGTTGAGGAAGGTCAACAGCGTTTCCGACGTGTTCGGAATGACGGTCAGGTCGAGCGTTTGCATGACGCTGAACGGCAGCAGCACCGTGTCGGCCATCACGATTTGGTTCGACGCGTTGAAAGGCGCGACGATTAGCGCGTTCAGGTCGCGAAGCACCTGCGCGGGCGTCTTGTTCGCGAACAGGCGCGACGCGGGCGTGCCGGCGGTGACGCCGTTCTGCACGCCGTCGGCCGCGACGTTCCCCTGAACGATGCCGGGGTTGTTGATGAGGCCGGTCAGGCCACGGTTCGGGTCGCCGAGCAGGCCGACATAATAGATGAACTGTTCGGCACCCTCGCGAGCGTAGAACGCCAATTCATCCGACAGGTTGATGCCCGCCAGCCGCGCCTTGTTGACGTTGTCCAGGTTGAATTCGTAACCCAGCGCGCCAAGCTCGTAAGCGAAGTTGGTCGAACCCTTGTTCAGATCGGCCAGCGGCATGGTGTTGGCCGCGCCGTTGTACCAACGCGCCTGCCCGGTGCCGTCGAGCGTGAATCGCGTGATGCCGTTCGCCCACGGGTCGCCTTCGGTCTCGACGACGACAAGGTCGTTGATGTCGATTGCGGGATATTCGGCGCGCTCGACTTCGGTCGCAATGCGATAGGTCTGGTCGGTCACGAAGCCAAGCGCGGCGGTCGCATTCGGGTAAGCGGTAGTCATGTCAGGGTGCCCCTAGCTTAGTGCTGCGCGCGCGTTAGCGGCGGATGATCGCGAGTTGACCGGCGGCGGTGGTCGGCGTTTCCACCGTCCAGCCGGTGCACTCCAGCACGGTGCCGCTGGCGGCGGCCGTGGTGAAGCGGCCGTTAGCCGTGTTGAACCGCACGACGGCGTCGACCGCCATCGCGCCATCTGCCACCACGAACACGCCCGAGGCGTGCTCGAAATAGGCGGCCGGCTTGCCGACCGGCGAGCTGTCGGGGCCGGTAACGCCCTTGTCCTGCCGCGCGATGCCGAGGAAAGCGCCGCCGCCAGCCGCGAAAGTCTTAATCTGGCGGGCGTCGGTGCCGCGCATCACGGCCGCGCCGAACGCGATCGGTGCGCCCTCGACGATGCCGGTGTTGCTGGAATAGCGCGACATCGCCGCGCCACCGGGAAGGCCGGCATCCATGCGGGTCGGGAAAACGTTCTGAAGTGCGGGCATCGTGGAGTCCTTCGGCTAACGGTCGGCGGCGGCGGTCGGCTTACTTGCCGTATTTGTTCCGGCGGTCGGCGCGCACCTTGTCGAGATCGGCCACGGCGGTGTTCCCGTCCGCGCTGAACGACGGCGACAGGGCGTCGGCCGAGCTGCCGGCGGGCGCGGCGGGGGTGACGTTGCCGCCCTTCGCCATGATGCTGGCGATGATGGCGGCCGGGGTCGCCTTCGGCAGCTTGTCGTCGCTCGCAAAGGCGATGACATCGGCATCGGCCACGGCGTTGAACGCGGCGACAAGGTTGTCGCGATCGGCCGGCAGCACCTTGGTCGCGGCGACCAGGGCGTCGACCTGCGCGGCGTTGGCCGTCTCGCGTGCGGTGCGCTGTTCAGCGGCGAAGGTCTGTTCGCGCTCGGCGGCAATGCGCTCGCGCTCGGCGATTGCGGCTTCGCGCTGCGCGATTTCGGCTTCGGTTGCCACGGTGTTGTTCTCCACTGGTGCGGCCGGTGCGGCGGCGGGGGGTTCTGAAACGGTGATGACCGGCGTCGGCGCGGCCTCGAACACGATCGCGGGCGCCGGGTCGCCGGTGACCGACATCACGTCGTCGGCCGAGAATGCGAAGGCCTGCGCGAGCGGGGGCATTCCAGGAATGCCGACAGCCGCGCCGCCGAGGAAGCCAAGGTGCTTCGGCGCGAGCTTGCCGGGCGTCGGGTTCGACGGGTGGTTTTTCCCGAAAAACGCCATCGACCGGCCGAGGATGGTCGACCCCTTCACGCCGTCGATGATCGGCTTAAAGGCCGGCAGCGTTTCGGGCACGTCGGCGAACAGCGAATTGCCCTCGGCACGGAACTTCACAATGGCCCCGTGCGCGGGGCTGTCGGTCGTCGGGTGGCCGATGACGTTCGGAACCGGGTGCGCAGCGCAATCGAACGCGGCGATGTCGGCCAAGTCGGCCGCCGTGATCCCCGCTGCATTCGCAGCCGCGTTTCCCGCGCGAAAAACTTCGATTTCCATGTCACCTTTTCGCCCGTTTGCCCCCGCGCGCGAAAGCCTGAACGGTCGGGCTGGCGATTTATTCGGCCTCGACGAATGTTTCCTGTTGCGTTTGGCCAAAACTTTGGCCACACCGTCATTCGTCAACAGCGAATAGGAACTGCCGCCATGTACCGCACCAACGCCGGACTCGAATTCGCTTCCTACACCGACGCTTGCATTTATCACGGGGCCGACACCCCCGCCGACATCGCCGCCGAAATTGCATATGAACGCGAGGAAGCGCGCCGCGAATATCACGGTGAAGCGATGATCCAGGATGCACGCGCGGCCGGGCTGGTCGTCGGCTTCGAAGCGTGGCCCGACGCGCACGCCTTCCCGTTCTGACCTGCCGGGGCTTCGGCCCCACCCTTTCCCGCTGGAGCGCCCCACATGCTGACCATCGAACAACAAACCGCGAACCTTTCGACCGTCGTCGACAATCTGCTGCGCAACGCCCTTCCGCGTGCCGGCAGCGTTCACGCGGCTGTCGCCTATATCGCGCACGTCGCGACGCCAGCCGTCGGCGGCGGTATTCTCGCGCTGCCCGCGCCGAGCGGCCAGCGCGCGCGGCACCGGGGCGTCGCGATCATGGTCGACGACAGCGGCTATTTCGCCGAGGCCGGTGCCGCAACGTCATTCGGCTATGCCGACACGGTCGACGAAATCCGCGCCGAGATTGACGACCATTTCGCCGAGGAAGCCGAGCACTATCGCGACCAGGATACGCCCGCCGATACGCCGTCGCTCGACGACACGTTTGCCGAGCTGGAGCGCGCCGACGACACCCCGACGGCCTCGCGCTGCCCCCGGTGCGGCATCACGATCCTGCGCGCGTCGGGCAGCGGCCCCGACTGCGCGAGCTGCGCGCGTCGCTATCTCGGCACGAATTCTTAACCCTCGGCGGGCATGGTGCCCGTCGAACTGGAGCGCATCACGATGACGAAAATTCACAATTGGAAGGCGAAGCGGTCGGGCGACGCGATCACGGTCACGGGCACCGACCCCGACGGCCACCCGCTGAAGGTCGGCCGCGTGCTGTCGATTGACGGGGGCGCGACCGGCATCATCGCAAAACAGTGTAACGGCCTGCGCGCACCGACCTTTTTCGAGCTGGTCGCATGAGTCGCCTGTCCGACAGCATCCGCGAACAGGCGCGGCGGCAGGCCACTATCGCCAGCGGCCTGCGCATGGCGGGCGACCGCGACCTTGCGCAGCACGCGGCGATTGCCGGGCACTACCTGACCACGGCCGCCGACACGCTCGACGCATACGATCGCGCCGCCAAGCTCGCCGCGTCGGGGCCATTCGAAGGTTCCGACCTGAACGCGGCAGCTCGCGCGAACGGCGGCCTGACCGTGGTCAGTCTCGGCGCGCGTGCCTGACTATCGTTACCGCCTGCCGTCGACCTATGGCCGCAACGTGTTTCGCTTGCTGCCCTTCGGCCCGAACATCATCGCCCGCGCCGCTCGCGCGGGCGTTGACACGACCAGCACCCCGGCCATCCGCGCGTGGCGCGCTGCCGGCGAACCCGAGGAATGGAACCCATGAAAGAATTCACGCGCGTGTTCGTTCGCGACAGCGGCGTCGGCATTGACGTCGGTTTCACCATCACGCCGGGCACGCCCGAAACCGGCTGGAGCGGCCCCCCTGAAAATTACGATTGCGGGTCGCCTGCCGAAGTCGACGTGACTGCTGTCAACGGGTGCCGGCTGGCCGCGCGCGACCTGACCGATGCCGAGCGCGAGCGGTTCGCCGCCGAAGTGCTCGACGACGTCGGCGAATATCTCGACGACGGCCCCGACCCCGACGACGCGCGCGACCGGATGCGCGACGACCGCCTGACCGACCGATGAAACCCGACGACGGGCACGACGCGCACCGCGTCGAGGCGCGCAAGCGGTGGGGCAACCTGACCGCCTTTCGCCTCGGCTATGTTGCCGGCGAAAACGGTCAGGTCGAGCCGAACCCCTACCTGACCGACCGGGGCCGCCGGCAGTATCTGGCCGGCGTTGCCTATGGTCGGGAACGCGCGCGAGCCGCGCGGCCCGGCGGTTGACCATGGCCGCCGCCCCTGCCCTGCGCACCCTGCGCGATTGCGGGTGCGTGCGTGCCCGCGTCGATCGCCTCGACTTCGTGTCGCTGGTCGACATCGGGCTTGCCACCGCACGCCCCGTCGCACGCGACCCCGACCTGACCGACTATCGGCTGACCGAAATCGGTTGGCGCGTATCCGAAAGGCTTGCCCCATGCGCTTCATCGTGACGACTCACACCGCCTTGCCGGGGGTGCGCCTGTCGCGCCCCGGCCACTTCGGCAACCTGCCGTTCGACAACGTGCCCGAGGCCGAGGCGCACGCGCGCGCGATCGCCGGCAGCGCTGACATCACGGTCGACCAGGAACACGCCCGGCCGCGCTCTTTCATCGTTGACAGGCTGGCCAACCCCGGCGCATGAATTCGGCGTCACCGAATAAGGAACACGCGCATGAACGACTATCGTAACCGCCCCCCGGTCGATGAACACGCCGACAATCTCGAAGCCGCTTTCGACAGCCTGCGACGCGCCGAGGCATGGAGCTTCGCCGGGCTGGTCGTGCTGGTGGCAATCTGCGCGATCGGCATGGCCGTGGCGTTCGGGCTGGTGCGCTGGTGAAGTGCCGCCGCGCCCTGCCGGGTAGCGTGCTCGCCGACGGGTCGGTGATTGACCATCGCGGCTTGCGGTCGCCGCACGGCCCTTGCTTCATGCCGGCCAACTATGGCGCGCGCCTGCGCCACGTTCTCGGCCGCTGCCGCGCGCTGGAGCTGGCCGGCTGGCGAATGGCACCCGTTCGCGATTGGCCGAGCATGGCACCGCGCGCCGGGCTGTTGTGCATCGTTCGGCGTCGGGCATGACTGAAATGCTTCTGGCCGCGCGTCGGTGCGGCCAGTGCCTGACCACCCGCAACCGCATCGTGTCGGGCGCGCGAGCGGCCGAGCTGGTGCGCCATTGCCGCGAATCGGGCACCCATTTTCAATGTCACAAGGGGTCGATCGCCGACCTGAACGTGCATTGCCGGGGAGTGCATGACCTGTTCGGGTCGGGCGCGCACCGCGTCGCCGTGCGGTTCGGCATCCCCGTGCGTGAAGTCGACCCCGACCAGCTCGGCGCATGAAGGTCGAAATTTACACCGACGCCAGCGTGACCACGACCAAGCGCGGCGCATGGGCGACCGTCATCGTGCGCGGCGACGATCGGCACGAATCGTCGGGTGCCCTGCGCGGCGACTTCCCGTCGTCGACCGCCGTCGAGGCCGCCGCCATGGCCAACGCGATGCACTTCGCCCGCCAGCGCGGGTTGATTGAACCCGGCGACGTCGTGACGCTGCGATCGGACAATCGGAACGCCGTCGGCCGCGTCACCGGCCGGGCGCGCGACGCGAAGTGCCCGACGATCCGCCGCGCGATTTCCTACGTGCTCGACGAAGCCGATCGCCACGGGTTCGACCTGCGCGCGGCATGGGTGAAGGGGCACCAGCCGCTAGACAGCTTCGACCCGCACGCAATCCATAATATCCGGTGCGACCACCTTTGCCGCGCGATCCGCGACGGCCACAAGCCGGCGGGCATCAACGCCCTTGTCGAACAGGTGGCGGGCCGGCAGCGGCGACGGCGGCGGCGCGAGGCGCACGCGGCGGGTACGCGATCAGCGGCAGCGGCCGAGTGACCGACGACCTGTTCGCCGCGCCGATCGTCGGGCCGGTGGCGTCGTTCGCCTGCGAGTGCGGCGCGCGTGACGAAGTGAAGGAACCCGCGCCGCCGACGGTCGACTGTTTCGGCTGTCGGCAGGTTCAGGGGATGAAGCGCTTTTCGCCGCGCTGGCCGCCGCCCCGCCACGCCGGGCGCACGGCCACGGCGCGCGAGCTGGCGCGGGTGGTCTAGTCGAGCACCGCGACGAACGTCACCATGCCGCGCGTGGTGTCGCTCTTTGCCGCTTCGGTGACCGTGGCAGGCTTGCCGTCGACCGTGCCGGCAGCGCCGACCATGTCGCGCACCAGCGTGCCGAAAAATGCGAGCCGGATGCCGGCCGCGCCCTGCTGCGCGCCCGCGTTGCCCTTGTGAAACGGGAAGTCGACGTTGGCCAGCCAACCGTTTTCGACCGAACCTTCAACCATGCGTGCCATCGTGTCGCCCCTTCGAAGTGATGCCCGCCGCCATATCCCAGGCGGCGGGCTGGTCATAGGTCAGGGCTTGGCGATCGCGTCGAGCACCGCGCGCCGCTTCGGCGTCTCGGCGATCGGCTGGCCGGCATATTCCCGAATTCCCCACGCGCCATATTGCGAGATTGTGCCGGTCGCCGAGTAGATGGTCAGCAGGTCGCCAATGTCGCGCCGCCATTCTGCGATGAAGCGGTCGTATGCCGCACCCATCAACGGCGACCGTTGCATCGCCTCGGCCACCGGGGCCAAGCCGCCGGGGGCGATGATATGTTGCCCGGCTTCATACGTGATGTACCGCTTGCCGAAGCGGTCGGCCGTCCGCTTGTTCGCCTTCGCGCGCGCCAACGTTTCAACGCGTTGCGCCTCCAGGCGGGTGAACAGCGCCGGCAGGTCGGCGACCGTCACCTTGTCGTTCGGCGCGTCGAAAAACGAGTGTCCGAAGTAGGGCGCGGTGGCGAACGCGTCGTGCCATTTGGCCGCGTCGCGGAACCCTAGAACCTGTTCGCCCGCCCATGGATTGTCGTTCTGCGCGGAAATGACCCGCACCAGCCGCGCGGGGTTGCTGGCAAAAACCGGGGTCAGCACCTGCATCATTTCGGTCGACTTTTCGGCCAGCCGCAACAGGTTGTTCGTGTATTTGTCCGGCGACAGCTTCGACGCCACGCCTTCGTTCAGCGCCTGCGCTGCCACACCGAATTGGAAATTCCACACTTCGTTGGACAGCTCAAAATAGGCGCGGTGGTTGGCCGCAAGGCGGTCGCGCACCAGCTCGCCAGCCCGGCGAACATAGTCGGCGTCGGCATTCCACGGGATAGTGAACCACGCGTCGGTGCCGGCCGCGTTCGCAAGGTCGATCATGTTTTCGAGCGCGACGCCGTCGGTGCCCCCGGTGGTCGGGGTGGCGCGGTTCGCCCATGTCACCGACGGCGGGTTGCCGTTGGCACTCGACCAATCCAGGAAGCGCAGCAGAGCGAACGGCTTCAGGTCGTCGATCAGCCGCTTGTCGAACACGCCGACCGTCTCGAGTCCCGCTTCGCGGCAATCCAGGTTGCGGAACGGGTCGACGTCATTCGCGCCCTGAACGTAGAGCATAAGCGACGGCCTCGACGCGCCCAGCTTGGCGATGTCGAACCCGCGCCAAGTGAAGGTCACCGACCCCTTGTCGCCGAATCCGCCAGCGTCGCCATCGACGCGGATGGCTCCGGCCCCCTGCCAAGTGCACGTCACGACCGCCGGGCGGTTGCTCCATACGGCTTGCGGCACGTTGATCGGCAGCACGCCGTCGGTGCGCGGGTAGCCGAACGCGTTCAGCTTGCCGGGCACCATGTCGCCCCACCCGGCCGACGGGTCGCGCCATGCGCTCGCCGCATAGGCAAGGTTCGCGAAGGTCCGTTCGGTGTTGTAATACACCGACCCGCCGACGTTGATCGCGATGCTGGTCGGCTTCACCCCGGCGGTCGGCGCGGGGGTGGGCGTCGGTGCCGGGGTGGGGGCGGGGGTCGGGGCTGGCGTCGGGGTGGTCGGCAGCGGGGCGGTGCGCGACCATGCGCAGGCCTTTACGACGTTCGACAGCGGGTCGCCGAACGCTTCGTTGCTACAGTCGATGCCGTCGGTCGCGAGGCGATAGGCGAACACGCCCTGCGCGCCATAGCGAACGGTCGCGGTGCCGGTGAACGAACAGCGGGCATCCTCGACCGCGCATTCGGTCCAACCGCCGACCGCGGGTGGCGTCGGGGTGGGCGTCGGCACGGGTGCCGGGGTTGGGGTCGGCGTAGGGGCTGGTGCGGGCGCGGGCGTGGCGATCGCCTTCAGACGTTCGCGGCGCACCTGTTCGGCGGCCGAGGCCGAACCCTTCGCCTTGCCGAAGCAATCGGCTTGCGTGGTCAGGCGCGACGGGCTGTTCAGGTCGGCTTTCGGGATGGCGGCCGTGCCGCATCCGGCGGTGGTTTGTGCGGTGGTCGGGCTGGTCAGTCCGGCGACGGCGGCAGCGGTGCCGGCGGCGGCCAGCAGGCCGAAAATGTAGCGTTGGCGCATGGGTGGAAGCTCCTATTGGTGCTGGTATTCGAGCGTGAACGTGCGTTGTTTCACGCGCGGCGGCACGGCGTCGGTCGTGATGGTCACGACGATGCCGATTAACTTCGGGGTGTCGAACAGCGGCGACTCCTTCATCGCGTCGACAATTTCAGGCCAGAATGACACGCGACGACCGACCAGGGTCGGCAGCGAATAGCCATTGCCGGATTTGATCGCGAAACCGAGCGCTACGGATTCGGGAAGCGGGGCCATGTTGAACGACGCCACGTTTTCGCCCGGCGCGAGGATCGGAAACGGCGCGACCCCCTGAACGCCCTGCGAAATGTCGAGGCCGAACAGGTCGACGTCGCTCGGGTCTAGCGGCTGGTCGAGCTTAAGGGCTGTCGTCGGAATGACCATGGTCGGCGGCCTCAATACAGGGTTGCGGTGCGCGCCCCGGTGTCATGCCATGTAATAGAGCGCGCGCCCGCATCGTAAAGCGTTGCGAACTTCGCGCCTTGGTCGACCAGCTCGACCGTGTTCGTGTCGGGGGCGCGCAACAGCGGCAGGGTGGGGAAGTCGGCGGCCTCCAGGATGATCGCCGTCGCGCGCACGCGGGCCAGCGCCGAGCTGGTCGCCACGTCGTCGCCCTCGGCGATCGTCGCATCGGCGAACACGCGCGGGGCGGCGGTCGATGCCATCGCATCGGCGGCCTCGGCGATCGCGCCCGTCGCGATGATCCGAACCGCGCCCGAGCTGGTCGAGCTGTCGCCGGCCTCGGCTTGCGACAGGAAGCCGAACACGAACGCGCGGCCATCGCTCGCCGTGGTGTCGGGGGCCTCGACCAGCGGTGCGGTGCCCGTCACCCCGCCAGTGCTGGCCGATGCGATCGCGTCGGGGGCTTCGGTCAGGGCCGCCGCGCCGGTAATGCGCAGGGCGGCGGTCGACGTCGCCGCGTCGTCGGCTTCGGCCAGGGCGGCGGCAGCGGTCGCGCGTGCGATCGCCGTGGCGGTCAGGCTGTCGGGTGCTTCGGCGGTGCTCGCGCTCGCGACGACCCGCACGCTGCCGCTCGACGTGGTCGTGTCGGCGGCCTCGACCGTGGCGGCATTGCCCGCGACGCGCAGGGTGCCTGTCGCGGTCGGGGTGTCGGCCCCTTCGAACAGGTTCGCCACCGCCCCGGCGGCCGGCGCGCTGCCCTGCGATGCCATGGTGTCGGGCAGCTCGGCCGCGACCGACGCGGCGGTGATACGCGCAACGGCGGTCGAGCTGGCGACGTCGGCCGCTTCGGTGACGGTGGCGGTGCCCTTGGCGATCGCCTTGACGGTCGCGGTGGTCGTGTCGGCACCCTCGACGACCGCGCCCGCGCCCACCACCTTGCCAGCACCAGCCGACGCCATCGTGTCGGCAGCTTCCGCGACGGTCGACAGGGCGGTCATGCGCGCCGCCCCTGTCGAGGCGATCGCATCCGCACCCTCGACTAGCGCCGCGTTCGCCGTGCGCCCGGTAGGCGTCGCGGCATCCATCGTCGAATAGCCGGTCGGCGGCGGGTATGCGTGCCCTGCCGCGCCGTGGTTGATCGTGATTGGACCGCCACCAATCGACAGGTAGGCGGCGAACGCGAAGGAAGGCGTCGGCCCGGTTCGGGGCAGAGTCCAACCGCCAGTGACGGTGAGAGGATTGCCGTACCACGGCCCGGCATTGACAGCGACGAAGCACATGCCGGTGGCGACGTCGATCGCCAGCCGGATGATGTCGTTCGCGGCCCAAGTGGGGCCGAACGTGTCGTAGCCGCTGGAGTCGTCGCCTAGCGCGCCGTTCGGATATGAACCGAACCCGTTGTTCGATTGGCCGAGGTAACCGGGGTTCAGCGGCGACTCTAGCTGGTTGACCACGCCGACCGCGATTTGCGTGCCGCCCCCCGTGCTCACCCGCATTTCGGCGTACCACTTGCCCGTGGATTTGAACGGCGAAACGGCGACCGCGTAGCTGCCGCCGGTGCCGACGAACGTCAGCGTGCGGTTCTGATTTGACAGCGCGAACGGCGGTTGCGCGGTCAGCGCCGGGTCGAACCCGACCGGCGTCGAAACCGCACCGGAAACGACCCCGGTCGATGCTACGCCGTCGGGGCCTTCGACAAGGTTCGCGATGTTGGTCGCTGCCGTGCCGAGCGGGTTGCCGGCGACGGGTCCGAATGCGACCGGACCCCGGCCGGGCATGGTCTAGCGGACCCGCTGAACGGCGAACGCCGCCGAGTTGATCGGCCCGAAGCTGCCGCCGTTGTCGTAATAAACGAACGCGCGAAGCTGCTGCCCGGCGGTCAGCGGCATAAGGCGGCTGTTATACGACCCGCTGCGGTTCGGTGCGGTGACTGACCACTGAAAGCCGGGCGAATCGGCGTTGACGATGTCGATACCCAGCCCGTGACTGATTCCCGCCCCCGGCCCGCCGCCCTGTGGATCGGCGACGCGAACCTTAAGCTGGCAGTCATAGAGGCCGGTCTGCTGCACCGTATATTCGTTGCGGTTGACCTTGTTCCATCCGCCGTGCGTGTCGGTAGTTGCGGGCCAAGCATTGCCGCCGTTGTTGTTGTCCCAAGCGACAGTCAGGAAGGCGTTGTTGGTGTTGTAGAACGGGTTGGCGTCGGGGTTGTTGCGCTCGACCACGAGCACCGGCCAATCCGCTACATGCGCCTTCGCGAGATAGGCGACCGACACCGTGGCCGACGTCGTGACGTTCAACAGCGCGCCGGTCGAGCTGGCGGCCAGCCCCCGGCTAAGGGTGCCCCCGGCGGTGTAGTTGCCGGTGCCCGTTTCCCATGCGTTGCCGTCGATGATGAGATATTCGACCGCCGTCACGCCGGTTGTCCACACGCTGTTGAACGTGCGGTAACCCGGCAGGGCCGCGCCGAGCGTCAGCGCTCCGGTGCCGCCCCCGGCGACGGCCTGCATGACGCGGTCAGCGATCATTCGTCGATGCCTTGTGAAAGGTCGGTCAGCCGATTCCACTGGTCAATGGAGGGCCGCCAGCCGTCGAGGTTCAGCCGCATTTCAAACAGCGACAGGGCGGCGGCATCGGGGGCCGACAGGGTGAATTCCCGCGCCTCGGCGATCATACGCACGGCCTCGGCCCGGTTCAGCGGTTCGGACAGGTCGACCCCGTTGGCCGCGCCGCGCAGCGCATCCATGTCGGCCGGACGCGGCGCACCCGGCGGGCGCGGGCGCATCGGCTTTCGGGGGGCGATCGCCACGGGCTTACGCGTTCGCAGCGGTGATGCTGAACGTCGAAATGAGAATGTTCTGACCTGCCGCCGCGTTGGTGTTGTCGAGCGTCATGTCACCGCCGCCGCCGGTGGCCGTGACGGTGCCCTGCATATGACAGGTCGTGCCGTCGCTGGCGTAGATGCGGAAATGGCCGACGACGCCGGCCGCGTCCGCGCTGGTGTCCTCCCAGGTTCCCGACTTCGCCTTCGATCCGGCGGCAGCGGCGGCCATCCAATCGGCGGGCAGCGCGATGGTCGCGACCACGGTTCCGGTGTCGGCCGCTGCGCAGCTCGCCGGGGCCGCGCCGGTGCGGAGCTTCAGAACCGCCGACACGCCGATCGCGACTTCGATGGCATCTAGGCGAGCGTTACGAACGGCGACGGATTGCTGAAGTGCCATTGTCGGGGGTTCCCTGTTTCGTGCTGACCGCCGACCAATAGCGAAAGCGGCGCGCGCAATCCATCGCGTTGACGATCGCGGGGCCGGCCGTGCTAAAGGGCGGCGGGGGCGACGGCTGGAGTTGGCATGACAGAACGCACGGAAACGCTCGACGACGCGGTCGCGGCAGCGCGCAGTCGCTGGCGGTTTATCGCGATCGGCTTGGCCTTGGTCGGCGCGACGAATATCGCGAACACGTTCCTACACGTTCGCGAGCGCGACGGCGCGGCGGTCGAGCCGGTCATTTGCATTGCTGCGATAAACGACCCAGCTCTAGCGAAATATGCGGTCGAAAAGCGTGGTGACCGCCAGGGCGGCGGTTTCAAGCGACCATAGCTGTTGACCCTCGGCGCGCTCGGCCGCGACGTCGAGCATCGGCAGGCCGGGCATCCGGTCGGGGCGGTCGTTTTCCACCCGCGCAATCTCGGCGAGCTGTTGCATGACCCCGCCGCCCGGCGCGGCGAACACGGGGCGGCCGAGCCGCGCTTCACGCTCGGCAAGGTCGGCGTCATCGGTCACGCCGGTGCGGTATTTCGCGAGCTGCGACCGGGTCATCGGCACAATCGAACAGCGGCAGCGGAACCCGAGCGGCACCCACCAGCGAGTCCAAAACGGATGGTCGACCGGCAAAATGATGCCATCCCATGCCCGGTGGTCGGAAAGCGGCGACTTCGGCGGTTTGCGCACGCGGGTGTCGCGGGCGGTGATTGCGCGCAGGTACGGCAGCGCGGCCTTGCCCTTCTGAATCCGATCCCACTGGCCCGCGCCGCGCGCCACGCGCAGGTTCGTGTCATAGATCAGCGCCACCCGGCGCGCGATTTGCCCGTCGTCGCCGTTCAGCCATCCTTTCGCCTTCAGCGTCGGAACGATCAGCTTGGCGAAATCGGCTTCGGTGCCGCGCCGGTTCAGGTTGTCGACGTAGGCGAAATATATGTCGTCGATGATGTCGAGGCCGGCGGTTCCGGCGGCCGTGAACGCGCGCCCGTATTCGTCGCGGCCTAGATCATCCCACCGGGCAATGGCGACAGGGTCGCGCGCCTCGACGTAGCGCACAAGGTCGCTGGCATCGACGTTCAGCGACAGGGGGCGGAACTGGCCGGTGCCCGCCTGCGCGTCGAATGAGTGAACGGGGCAGGTCATGGCCGCTTCATATATCGAATTCGTCGACGAACGCGGGGAAATAATCGGCGCGCCGCCAAGGCGAAGCGGGGCGGCGATGCCAGCGGCCCCGCCACCCCCATGGGTGTTCGACGCCATCCCGGCTATCCCAACCCTTTGCGCGGCGGTCGACGATCATGGCGGCCAGATACGCGAACGGCCCCACCGTTGCCAGTGGGGCCGCGCCCCGACTGCCGGGGGGTGGCGGTCAACGTTGGTCGGTCCACCAACTATGCCACCCGTGACAGGTCATCCCAACCGCTGCCCCTGTCCTACCACGCCCGAGGGCGTGGCATGAGGCGGGCGACCTGAATTCGAATTCGTTATGCGCGAACGCGTCCGGCGTCAAGCGATCAGCGGGGCGGGCACCCGTCGTCGGGCAGCGTCGGGTTCGTGTCGCGCGGCGGGCTTCCGATCGGCTCGGCGGGGCAACCGTCGGGCGAAGGAGTCGCGCTCGGCGCGGGGGTGTTGCCACCGATATGGTCGACGCGATCGCCGCACGCCGACAGGAACAGGAACGGGGCGAACATAAGCGCGAGGGTGGTCAGAACGGTTTTCATTTTCGGTGCTCCCTTTTATTCGGTGGCAGCGAATATCAGAACGGCGACCGCTTCGCGACCTTTTTCGCACGACGGTGCCGGCGGCGATCCCGCTGCCGTGCATCCGCCGCGCTGCCCCGCGCGCAGCGCTCCAGGTCGTCGAGGTCGGGCGACAGCGGGTCGAGCACTTCGGCTTCGATCGCCGCGAGGATGCCAGCGGTGCCGCCCTGAATTCGCGTCGTCACTGGCAAGCTCGCGTTACGCCGTCGCAACATATCAGGCCGTTACCTGTCATTCGATCCCGGCAGCAGTCGTCGCACGCTCGGCCGCCAGTGGCAACGCCAGCGCGCGCCCCAGGTCAGCGGTCGGGAACTGTTCGAACGCCTGAAGCATCGCGACGCGGAATTCGGCCGGGGTCAACGGGCGGCCTGCCGCTTCGAATTCGGCCACCTTGTCGACCATCGCAGCACCCATCGCCGCGAACAGCGGGTCGGTGTTGTTCACCAGCTCGGCGGTCAGGGCGTCGATGCGGTCGAGCTGGTCAGCGCTGAAGGTCGGCGCAACCATGCCGTGAAGCGGGTCGGTTTTCAGCGCTTCCCATATTTCGGGGCCGAACTTCAGGGCGTCGATGAACGGGTCGACGTTGGCGAAGTCGACCGTTTGCGGCCCCTTGGCGAAGGTGACGTGCGCCCGGTATTCCGACCAATCGTGCGACGCACCGGCCTCGACCAGCCCTTCGTGACGCCAATCGAATGACCGATGCTTGAACATAAGCACCGTCGAATCGCTGCCGAACGTCTCGACGACACGGGGGCCGCCGGCCTCGACGGTAACGGTGCCATCCTCGTTTGACCCCCATTCGCTCGGCATATCGAACCAATCGACGGCGTTGCGGCTATGGCAAAGCGTGACGTGCAAGTCGGCCGCGTCGACCAGCCCGGTGAACCCCTGACTGCGCGCCCATTTCAACAGCTCGCCGCCGTTCAGCAGTTTGCGCGAGATATACAGGGGGCGCGGGTCGCCGGCCGCGAACACGGCGACACGCTGGTCGGCCGGATTGTCGTTCGCGGCAGCGCCACGGGCACCCCCCATTCGGGGGGCAAGGGCCGGCGGGGGCGGCGGTGGCGGGGCCTTTTCGTAGCCGTCGCCATAGGTTTCGCGAAAGCTGTCGTCGGTGCGGTTCCAGCCGAGTGCCTTCAGCTTCGTGTCGCGCTCGGCCGTGGTGTTCGTGTCTTCGGCTTCGTCGAACTGGCGGTACACCAGGGGCGCGGCGACGTCGGGGCCATGGTTCCACATGGTCAACCACACCGGGGCGGTGCGGTTGAACGACTCGTGAAATTCGTCGCTGTCGGCCGTGACGATCGTCGCCGCCACGCCTTCGTGCACCGACGCTTGGTTGCCGTTCAGCCCGTCCGCTGCCGCGCGCGACGTGCCGGGCTGGCCGATGATGACCCCGCGCAGCGCATCGTTCATTTCGCCGATGAATTCGGGGTAACCGTCCGCGCCGCCGGTGCGGGTCGCTTCGATGAAGTGCGGGCGAAGGTCGGGGCCGCCGCCGGTGACGTCGGTCGGGGGCGACGGCAGGGCGACCGCGCTGTCACGGCCGAGCGCTTGCGCGGCCTCCAGCGTTTCGGCGATGACCTTGGCGTCGCTGCCCGGCGGGAAGTAGGCGACCGCCGTCGGCTGGCCGTATTTCTCCAGGTACAGCGCCCAAAACTGCATGACGTTGCGCTTGAACCAAATCGGCCAGTAGCACCAATGCGCGAGGCCGGTGCCGTAGTGCTGGAAATCGTGCGTGCCGCCGCTGCGGTACGTCCAAAAACGGTTGGTCGGCACCGGCACGCCGTCGGAGTCTTGCGGGGCTTTCATCCGCAATTCGCCTTCGTTGGTGAAGGCGAACCAATTGCGGTCGGGCACCACGACGTCGCGCAACCACACGATCGTGCGGCCATTGTGCTGGCGCATTTCGAACAGGAATTCGCCGATGGCGTAGCCGTACCACCGGCCATAGAACATTAGCTTGGTGACGCGATCCCACCCGACCGCCTTCATCATGTCGCGCAGGTCGTCTGCCGCCTGAACCGACCGGGGGTCGTCGGGGTTGCCCGGCTCGACAATCCATGGGGCCTTGGTCAGCGCAAGTTGCCGCTGCGAAAACGCCGTTTCGGCGACATCGTCGTCGAGTAGGGCATTGAACAGCTTCAGGTCGCGTTGACCCTCGCGCTGGAGCGTCGAGTCTTCGTTGACGGCGAGCTGCGAAAGCCATGCCGCGCCGAGGGCGAACCCGTCATAGGCGCGGGTGAACATGCCCCCGCTGGTGTCGGGCGCGGTGCCGTCGGTGGGCGACGCCTGCCGAAGCGGGTCGGCTCGCTGCTGGCGCGCGAGGCTTTCGCGAAGGCCGCGACCAAGGCGATAATCGGTGGGCGAAAGTGCCATCTACATGATTCCCCGTGCTCGGCTTGGTGCGCTGAACCCTCGGCCCTGACTGGCATGGATGCGGCGCGACAACTCGGCTTCCCTCGATTCGTCGATCAGCGGGGCGACTTTGCGGTCGTCGCCGGTCGACGCGTGACGCTGGTCTGACGTCGCCGGTGCGAGCTGGTTGAACGCATCCGCCGACGCATCGACCAAGTCGTCATAGCGCGCATTCGGAAAGTTGCACACTTGGTCGAGCCATTCATGATTCCACGACCCGGCAACCAGGTACACGTTCCCGTGCTCGGCTTGCGTCGCCAGCGGGCCGGCGCGCGAGGCCTTCGACCCCACCGGGCGCACGACCTTCAGGATGAAGCCGACCAGCAGGCGCACCATGTCGCGCACAAGGTATTTGCCCCCGGCGGCCGGATCTTCGGGAATACGGATGGTCACCGCGCGGGTGTCGGTGTCGGCGATCGCCTTCACCCGCGTTTCGGTCTCGGCTGGCCCCTGCTGGAACTGGCCAGCGTGCGCGATGATGAACTTGCGGGCGGGGGTGATACCCATAAGACAATGCGCGGTGTTGTCGGGGTCGCTGGTGGCCGTCTTTTCGGTCGCCGCGAAATCCCATGCGCGAACCCATTGCGTGACCTGCCGCACCAAGGGTTCGTCGCTGCCGATGATCCGACTCGAGCCTTCCGACCCGTCGCCTTCGAACCACTCGCGCTTGAACAGGCCGCCGTCGCGCGGGGTTGGCTGCTGCTGATACTGGCCCGCATAGGCATATGCGCCCTTCACCTGTTTGGTCGCCTCGACGGTCGCCCGACTGAAGCGTTCGGGGAACAGCAGGTCGCCTTCGTGCTCGCGCGGGTCGGCGAAAAACAGCTCGCCGTTCACATAGGTGCGGCACTTCGCGTCGATCAGCCGGCCGCCCTCTTTGCGAGTCGCTTCGTATTCCATCGGCAAATTCAGGTGAACATAGGGCAGCTTCAGCCGTAGCACTTCGCCCGACACGTCCCGTTCGTGTAGCCGCTGCATAACCCCGACGATCACGGATTCGTTCGGGTCGCGCAGTCGATCCGATAGGCCTTCGCGAAAGGTTTTCACCGTTTTGCCGCGCACCGTGTCGGATTCCGCGCCTTCGGTGTCGTGGGGATCGTCGAATATCAGGCGATCGCCACCGCCGCCGGTCAGCTTCGAAAAGGGGCGACCCTCGCGCTGGCCCCGCGCGCTGTTGATGATGAGGGTTTCGCCCCACTTATCGGTGGGCTGAACCGCGTCGCCCCATAGACGCTGGAACCACTCGCTTTCGACCAGCAGGCGCATTTTGCCCGTGTCGCGGATGATGTTGGGCCGGCTGAACGACGTGGTGAGATAGTGCAAGTGAGGCTTGCCGAGCGGCCCCCATTCCCATGCCGGCCAGAACACGGCCACCATCGTCGACTTCGACATGCGCGGGGGCACGTTGATGAGTAGCCGCTTGATGTCGCCCCGGCTGACCGCCTCCAGGTGGTCGCATATCGCTTCGATCGCCCACCCGCCGATGAACTTAGTTCCCGGCTCGACGATCGGCCACGCTTCCTGAACGAACTGGTACAGCGACTTGCACCGGCGGCGGATCGCCTCGGCGTCACGGTTCAGGCTTTCGCGTTGCTCGCGCTGTTCGTCGGCGCGGATGCTTTCGCGAAGTGCTTCAGCCAGATTCGCCGGCAGGTCGAGCGGCGGCACGGGTGATAAGGTCGAGGAGGAGTCGCTTTTCATCGGTGTTCAGTGCCCCCAGGTCGAACGGCAGGTTGACGTTCGATCCCTGCCCGGCTGGCGGTGCCGTGTCGGGAATGAACGCCCCGACGTCGACATGCCGGGCGATGACTTCAAGCAACCCCTTCGCTGCGCGCAGGTCACCTTTGCCCGTCGCAATGTCCAGTAGGATCATCGACTTTGACAGGACATAGGAACGGTCGACGCTGACATTCATCGCCGTTTCGGACAGGGCGTTGCCGATATACTTTTGCACGTTCGGCCGCTTCATAAGCTGCCACGCGGCACTTGCGGCGTTCGTCTCGGCGTAGCCGGCTTCGATCGCAGCGGCCCGCTTCCAATAGTGCTGACCTTCGCCGATCAGCCGCAACCCGGCTTCGCAAAACGCCCGTTCGCGCACGGTCAGGCCGTCGGTTTTCGACCGGCCTTGTTCGTCGACATTCACCAGCGGGTCGATCAGTGCGTCGATTGCGGTGTCGGTCATTCGTCGGGTTCGCTCAATTCGGGGTTGCGTAGCGTCGCCTCGACAGCGTCGATCGCGGCTTCGGTCCAGTGGTTACCATATCGGCCGTCTCGGATCGAATCGGCGGTGTCGCGCCATAGCCGGCCCTTGGCGGCGACCGCGTCGGCGAAGCGGGTGCGCGCCTCGGCGCGTATCGGTGACTCGCCGATCATAACAGGGGCAATCGCTTCATATGTCGCCGCCATACGGGCACCCGCCCTTCGTGCAAGTGCCATACTCGACGATGACCCGCCGGGCGGTTTCGGTGGGGCACCCGCATCGGGGGTTCGCCACTTCCTCGGCTTGCGTCCGCTCGCGCGGCACGGTGGCCACGATGTCGAGCACCACGCGGATGGACTCGGCGTGGTCGCGGTGCTGCTGACCGACCTGTCGGCTATATCCCGACGTGCCGCGCGTGACCGCGCCGAGCTGTTCGACCATGGCGCGCTTGCGCTCCAGGAAGGCGACCGCTTCGTCGCGGGTCATCGTTTGCGGCCTTTCCACGTCGGGTCGAGGGTGTCGAGGGTTTGCCCGATGGCGTCGCGCAGCTCGCGCAGGCTCGGCATGGTGGCCAGCGCACCCTTGCCGGTGATGGTGGCCGCAATGTCGTCGACCATGACACGCGTCGGCCGCTGTCCGCGCGTGGTGGTCGGAATATGCACCGGGGGCTTTTCGCTTGTCCTGCGCATCGCCTCGACCGCGCCGGGTGCGAATATGTCGGCCCATAGCGGCGCGGCCGGGTCATCGGGTCGCACGGAGGCCGACGACGGCTTGTCAAACCGCCCCGCGTTGCGTTCCCATGGGTTCGGCGCGCTCATCCCTTCACCTTTTCGGGCGCGTTGGTGGCAAGGGCGGCGGTCGCTCGACGGACGTGAGCAAGCGGCTGCTGACAAGCCAATGCTTCTCGCAACAGCGCAGCAATGTCTTCCTTATACGTCCTCTCGTGCGCCCACTGGATACGCTCAAGCACCTCGCGCGCTACCCGCTCGACCGCTTCCGACGTAGGGTCGGCGGGCGTCCGTTCCCGTAGCGCACGGATCTCGCTCGCCGCCCATGCGACGATATTCCCGCCCGCAACCGGTTTAACGATATTCGCGCCTTCGTGCTGGACAGTATGCAGCGCGGCATAGGCCGTGCGTTCGTCCGACGTAGGATCGGCGGGCTTGGGGGTGGCGCAGACCGTCGCAACCTTGCGATACCAGCCCGCCTCCAATTCGACGCCGAAAGCCCGCGCAAGCGCGATGCAAACGTCGGTCGAGCAAAGCTCTTGCCCGTTGCCATAGACGTGCGTCATTTCCTCGCCAGCAAAGGTGTCGAGAAGGCATAGTGCCGTTGCCATCGCGTCTTCACGCGCCCGTTGCACCCCCTCTTGCGAAGGCTGTTCGGCTATCTTGTCGCGCTCGGCGGCGAGCTGCGCGAACGCGAGGATGACCGCCCGCGCCTGCCAATGCGTCAACAATTCGTGCCAATCGTCGCCGACCTTGCGCTCGCAAAACCGGCCGGGGTCGATGATGGCGCGTTCGATCCGATCACGGTCGGAAAACCGCGACCCGATGGCATCACGCGGCGGCATGGCGGGCGCGGTCACTTGTCCCACCGTTCGTCGATGTCGAAAATGAAGCACGACAGCAGGTCGGACGCCAAGTCGCGAACCCATGCGAGGGCGCGGCCGATCACTTCGCGCGCTCGCGCAGCATGGCGTCGGCGAGGGCGTAGGACAGCCGCGCAATCGCCCTGACCGTTTGGTCGTCGGTCATCATGGGGTCGTCGGGCGTATTGGCCGCCACCGACAGGGCGACACCGGCGAAATGGTCGCGCAGGGTCATGCCGGGTTCGGAATAGTGCGGGTTTCGCAGGCCTTCGCCGGTCGACGGGAAGGCTTGCGGGTTCGGCGGGGTTGCCTCCAGGTCGGGGGCGGCGGTATCGGGTGCATCGGTCATCGGTCGCGGTTCCTTCGCGATGGTGGTCGGGGGGCGGTTGTCGGGCCGCCCCCGTTCCGATGCCCGTTTATTCGGTGTCACGCAATAGGCCGACGCGCACCGCACGCCACGCGGGAAAGTCGAGCACGGCCAGGAAACGCCAGCCGTCGAGCGGTGACGGCGTCAATCGCTCCAGCGGGCGGGTCGGTTCGTTGATCCTGCGCAACGGCAGGCTTTCCCATTCGGCGGGCACGGTGCGCACTTCGCCGGGAAATTGCACCTGAACGGTCAGCCCGGCGGTCATTCCCCGGTGACCTTAAACCCGAGGGCGGCGGCCACGGTGTCGACCGTTTCGCCCTGATAGTAGCGACGGGTCATGCCACGGTTGCGCGACGGGTCGCCGCTCTTTTGCTCCAGCGCTTCAATCGCTGCGTCACGCTCGCCGGGGGTCAATGTCGGGTGCCGCATTTCGACGATGTCGCGGCGAGCGTTGCGCAGCTTGCGCTTCGCCTTGCGCATCCGCCGTTTCGCGCGCTCGGCCTTCGCCTGCCATGCCTCGACGTCATCCCATAGGCCCGAAACCTTCATGATTTCGTCGGCGAGCTGTTGCCGCATATCGTCGCGTTCGGCCTCCAGCTCGGCCACGCGGTCAGGCGACCCCTTCACCGCATCGGCCAACCGTTGCACAAGGTCGCCGATCCCGCCTTCGCCGAGCAATCCGGCGGTGCGCTTGTGGTTCACCAATTGGTTCGCTTCGGCCAGCAGCTTGCGCCGGTCGGTGGCGTTCAGGGGCGGGTTTTCCGACGCGTCGGTCAGTGCGACCGTCGCCAGCCGTGCGCCGTTCAGCGCCGCGACCAGCCTGTCGAACGTCGTCGCCATTTCGCGCCGGGGTGGTTCGCGGCCGTCGACCAACCACTCGGCATATCGGGTCGCGCGTTCGATCAGCTCGGCGTCGGTGGGGAAGGCCGGGGCCAGTGCTTTCGACACATGGCGGGCACGCGCCTCGGCCACTTCAACGCGCAGGTCGAGGGCGATGCACTCGACCCCCAGGCGGTCGACGATGGCGGCCACACCCGGCAGCATTGCCGCATAGTCGGCGTCGAACGGTTCGATGATCCTCGCGACTTCGTCGAGGGTTTCAAGCGCGGCCTTCACTTCCGTGGCGTCGGGACGCGGCGTCGCGGCAATCTCGGCGAACCGCTCGGCCTGCTGTTCGGGCGTCGGGTCGAGTTGGCCCGTGACCGTGTCGAGCGTCATCGCGACGTCGTGAACGAAGTCGGCAGGGCTGGCCGGGGGCGCATCCGCCCGGTCGAGCACGCCGAAGTGCGATGCAACCGCGTCGTCGAACCGAACAGTGCCGATTTCCGCCCCGCCAGCCATCGCCAGGGGTGCGGCCGGTGCATCATGCCCGGCAGGTGCCACTTCGCTGCTGGTGACCGGGAAATCCCGAGTCGTTTGCCCGATGCGGGTCGTTTCCGGCAGCAGGTTGTCGACCAGCGCGGCGAGCACAACGAACCCGGCCAGGGTCGAGCCGGTGCGAAACAGGCGGATGGCCTCGGCGACCGCCAAACTGCGCGCTTGCCGTTCCTCGGCCGCGTTCGTGACCGCGCTCAGTCCGTGGCGGCCCCCATCATCATTCTGGCCAACCCGTTCGGCCATCGGTTCGGTCGTGTTGTCGGTCATGCTTTCGTTCCCTTCGTGGTGTCGGCGAGAATGCGCCGCTTGGCATAGACGGTTCGTTCGGAGCACCCGAGCTTTCGGGCGATCGCGTGCGCCGATAGGCCTTGGCGTGTCAGCTTCGCGACTTTGTTCAGGTCGACCGGGTTCGACCGTGAATTGTGAGCGCTTGGCCCCTTCGGGATATACACCCGCGAATTCGCAAAATGGGTGATGAGGTCGGCGGCCAGCTCGACGCCGACCAAGCGCACCAACACGGTTTGCCGGTCGAGCATTGCGGGATGACTGCCGAGCGACGGGATGCGCAGCACCCTGCCGCCTGCGCGGAGTGCGAGCACGGCCACCGCACGCGGGCCGAGGGCATCCGCAAGCGCACTCACTGGTGGCGCACCACGGCATCGGCGTCGGGTCCGATGATGTCGGCCGCAAGCCGCTGGAACAACGGGCGGTCGACGCGGGATGCGGCGAAGCTGCTGCGCGCCGTGACGACCAGCACGTCGCCGTCGTCGGTCGGGTCGATCGACAGGGCGATGACGTCGGGGGCGTGCTCGGCCTTGCCGTTCAGGCTGGAGCGGATGCGCGCAACGCGGTCGTCGAGCTGGTCGCGGTTCGCGAGCGGCTTCACCGCCAGCCCGGCCATCGCCGACTTGTGCGGCTTGCCGCGCCCCTTGGCGGCGAGCGCCGCGACCTTGGCGCGCACGCTGCTGTCGAAAAACCGGAGCGTGGTCAGTCGTTCGTCGGGCTTGTCCTGCCGGTATCGTTCGATGATCGGCACGACCACCGCGTCGATGTCGATGTCGTCGGCGCGCCACGACCTGACCATGTCCAGGTTCCGCGCGACCTGCGATGGTTGCGAATGCGGGATGCCTGCGAGCCGTGCGAGGCGATCGGCCACCGACACGAAGTCGAAAGCGTCATCAACCGATTTTGCGGACTCACGTTGATGATGTTCCCTAGAGTCTCCCTCTCCCTCTCCCTCTCCCTGTCCCTCTCCCTTTCCCTTGCTTCCCGAAATGCGCGCAACATCGCCGGGCGTTGCGCGCAACGGGGCGTCATGTTGCGCGCCTTCGTCGAGGGGCAACGCGCGCTGGTGCATAGCTTTCGCAGCGCTCGCGACCTTGTCGGGGCGACCGTGCTCTAGCCAATCCTCAAAGCTCGGCGCGGTGCGCTGGTCATCGTCGCCATTGCGGCTGTTGTGCATCCGAACAGCCGAACAATAGGTGCGCCAGCGTTGCTTAAGCCGGCCGAGCCATGCTTCGCGAACCTTTTCCGCGACGACCGGGTGATAGAGCCGACCGTCGGAACATAGCACAAAGCCGCGCAGGGCGTCGTCGCGCACCTTCAGCCATTCGCCAACAGCTCGGCCATAGCCGGCGAGATTGGCCAGGGCGCGGTCATCGTTCGTCAAACTGCCGGCCGGCCGCTGGTGCCAGCTCGCGCCCCATAGCAGAATCGCGGCGACTATCGCCTCGGGCGGGGCGAACGACACAAGGTCAGACTGCGCGAAACGAACGACGTCCAGGGGCATAAAGTTGTAGCCGGTCAGGTCGGATTCGGGCGGTGTCAGCGGTGCCGGGGCGTTCACAGGCGGTTGCCGGTGGTCGGGGGTGTCGGTAAGCGTTGCACTGTCGTTTCGGCCTCCCTGCCGTCGCGATATGGGCGGGCGGCCTCGTAACCGCCCGCCCGCCCTTCATCCGACCGGGGTCGGGTTGTGGCAAGGTGGAAATTCACAGCAAGGTCGGCACGTTGGCCGGCTCGACGCGCGCGGGCGGCGGTGCCCTGCGCTTGTCAGCCGGAGTTTCGACTGCCGACTTCAGCGGCGCGATCGCGACTTCGGTGCGCGACGGGAAGCCGTAGCGCTTGCGCACGATCAATTCGGCGACCTGCGAGTCGTCCTGATATGCGATCGCGTTCAGCCCGTCACCGACCAGCTTCGCAAGGTTGTCGGCGTCGGGCTTCGACGTATGAAACACGACGCCGGCCATCATGGCGCGCCTGACCGCTTGCGGCCAGCTCGGCGGCACCGGGAACACGGCGACGATGGTCATGCGCACCGGCCCGTCGAGCGGTGGCCGGTCGCCCACGACGCCCCGCGCGATCGCTTGCAATCGCGCTTCGGCGTCGCGGGTTTCCTTCGGCGTGACCAGTTGCACGATCGCTTTCCACACCCCGCCCATTTTCACCGCGCGGGCCATCGCTCGCGCGCGCCCCTTGGCGACCGGAACTTCGGGGATGGTGAAAGCGATCGCGCTCGACATTATTCGCCCTGCCCGCCGAACGGGTCGCCGCCGTCGGCGTCGCCCTTCAGGATGCCGTCGGCAGCGTCGACAAGGTCGCGATCGGCGTCGGCCGGGTCGGGTTCGCCCTGCTGTTGCTGTTCGCCGGCATCGCCGTCGCTGAATTCCAACGGCGGTTGGTCGGGCGTGATGGTCGGATCGCGGCGCGTGCCGCTGAACGATGCCGGGTCGTGCCGCTTCACGACGACGAACTGATTGTGCGCCCGGTGACAGGCCAGCACGTTCGCTTCGGTCGCCTCGGCCGCAAGGCTGATTTTCAGGCCGCCGCCTTCGCCGTACTTTTCGAGCTTGGCATAGAACCCGTCGTCACCGGCCGACGCGATGATGCGCACGGCCTTGCCGACAATATCCTGCGCAGCGTTGCGGATGGCCGCGACGATTTCGCGTTGATCGCTTTCGAGTGTTTGCCACCACACCCGGTCGCGAGTCTTGAACAGGTCGAGCATCGTGTCGGCCATGTCGCCGACCAGGGTGCTGGTGTTCCAATCGGCCGCCTCGACCATGCGCTCGATTTTCGCCACCGTGTCGTTCGGCTTGTCGACGTTGGTGTCGTCGGCTTCGTCGGCGGCGGTGACGGCCGCGCCGAGATTGGCCACGGCCTCGCGCAACTCGGGTGCGCCGTCGCCCTCGACCGGCGGCAATGCGGTGCCGCTGCCGTCGCCGGTCACGTCGAGCGCCTTCGAACCCTTGCGCTTCGCCGCCTTGTGGTCGGCAGCAAGGCCGACGGCCAGCTTGTCAATCTCGTCTGACATGGTGTTCCTTTCGATGTTGCCGCCGATGACGCCCGGCGGCGGTGCGATCTGCTATTGATCCGACGGCCGAAGCCATATGCTTTCGGTGCGCCACCCGTGCGGGGCGGTCCATATGATCCAACAATAATCGGCCATGCCGTTGGTGTAGGCCGCGTCGCCCATATCCTCGACCATCGCGCCCGGCGGCATCGAAGGCCGTTCGCTGCAATAGGCGACGTGCGACGGCTTCCATCGCTGATACATTCCGAACCGATCCTGCCCGCATAGGAATTCGATCGGCAGCAGGAAGGCGGCGCGGCGGAACGGCGCAAGGTTGATGATGCGATGCACGATGTCGCTACCGATCGACCTGTAGCCGTCCTGTTTCCCGTAGGGCGGGTTCGTCACGATCGACAGCGGCTTGCCGGCGACGCGCGGCCATGTCGTGCGGTGAAGCACGTTCGATTGGTGGAAGTCGTGCCGGGGGTGGCGGTCGATGATGTCGCTGCCGACGGTGCGGTGACCCCGCGACTTGAACACGTCGAGCACGTTGCCTTTGCCGCAACACGGATCGAATATCAGGTCATCGCCGAACAGGGTGTCGCCGTTCGGCAGGCGCACGTCGGCGAGCTGTTCGACCGTCGATCGCGGTTCGCGATACCAATTGTGCGGGTCGCGCGGGTATTGCCCCGCCTTCCCTTCTAGCCGCTTCGTCACCGGGCGACGTTCGCCTGCGCGGTCGCCTCGGCCTTTTCGTCATCGGTGCGGGTGTCGACGAAGTCGAGCGGCTTCAGCTTCACTTTCGGCTCGGCCTCGGCGGCGGCCTTCATCACGGCGGCGTTCAGCTCGGGCGGGATGAAGCCTTTCACAATCCACCCGTGCACGGTCGACGGATTGCGGCCGAGGGCGTTTGCGAACGCCACGGTGCCCCCGAATTTGTTGGCGATGACCGACGCGGGTGCGCCCCGGTCAATCGGCTTTATGGGGTTGCGACGAAATCCGCTCGGCATGGTGTCCCTTTCGCTCCAGGCTTGAATGAGGCCGGGGCTATATCAGCGGGCATTATCCGCGCCAAGCGAATAAACGCTTGCGGTTCTATTCGGCCAATGCGAAAGAATTGGCATGACTTCGCTCGAATCCTCCATCGCCGCGCTGCGCGACGCCTGCCGGGTGCACAACCGCAATCCGGCCTATCGCGCGGCAGGTTATCCGCCGATCGCACCCTATGTCGCCACGATCGCATTCACCGACGGCCGACCGCCTTACCGCCGCGCGTTCAATGCGACGCTCGACGCGGCCGAGGCGCGGGCGCGGTTCTACACAATCGACGCGAACGCCCGGCTGGCCGTCATCGGCCGGCTGACCATCGAAGTGCGCGCGGCGAAGTGACCAGCTTCGCGGGTGCGCCGGGGGCCGCGCTCGCATTCCACCTTGCCCCCGTAGGAACGACCGCAATGCCCTATTACAAGATTTCGACGAAGGGTTCAGACGTCGAACGCATCGTCGATGCGCAGAACCCCGCCGCTGCGATGAAGCACGCGGCCGAGGGCCATTTCACGGTGTCGTCGCCGCTGAAGCAAGCCGAGCTGGTGCCGCTGTTGATCGGCGGCACGAAGGTCGAAAAGGCCGGCGAAGTCGTGGCCGATCAGGCCAAGGGCGACGAAGGTCAGCAGGGCGCGGGCGAATGATCGCCGACGACCTGCGCGGCCGGTCGCCGACGATGTCGGTTCTGCTGGCGGCCAGCGCTTCGATGTCGCTCGGCGCGACGTTTCCGGCGGCGACGCGATCGGTTGAACGCCTCGGCGAGTCGCTGAAGCGGGTCGGTCATCGCAGCGCCAAGCGCGCCAAGGCGCGGGCGATCGCGCAGGCTGGTCGCCGGGCGAACATTCAACGGCAGCAACGCGCGCGCCGATAACCTGTCGGCCGGGGCGACCCGGCCGGCCCCTTCGAAGGAGTCCCGACATATGGCCAAAAAGCCGACAGCCGAGGCCGCGACCGACGTCGCGCCGATGCTGGCATTGATCGACACCGACGCCCCCGCCGATTCGGCGTTGGTCGTGGTCGAGGGTGCCACCCCCGAAACGATCGCGCGCCGCGCCGCGTCGATCGTGCTGCTGAACCCCGAACGGTTCGACCAATTCTATGACCGGATGCGCGAGCGCACCGCCGAGCTGGTGCCCGACGTGACCACCGTCGCCGGGCGCGCCGCGATCCGAAGCGCCGCGTTCGAAGTGACGAAGGTCAAAACCACGATCGACAAGGCCGGGCTGGCACTGACCGAGGATTGGCGGTCGCGAACCAAGGCCGTGAACGACGCGCGCAAGCCGATGGTGCAACGCCTCGACCAGCTTGCCGAACAGGTGCGCGCGCCCCTGACCGAATGGGAAGCTGCCGAGGAAGCGCGCCGGGCGGCGAACGACGCGACGATGACGCTTATCAGCAACAGCGCGGTCGTGCGCGAGGATGACACCGCGCAGTCGGTCACCGATCGCGGCCGGTGGATTTACGGGGCCACCTTTGCGGAACCACAATGGTCGGCCGAGGAAGCGGCCGAGGCCGAGGGCGTGAAACAGCGTGCCGTCGCGACGCTGGTCGCCGCACGCAAGCGGCTGTTGGTCGAGGAAGCCGACCGCGCCGAGCTGGCCCGCCTGCGCGCGGCCGAGCTGGAAAGACTCGAGCGCGAGCAAGCCGAACGGGTCGCGCGCGAGGATGCCGAGCGGATCGAAGCCGAGCGGGTGGCCGCCGAGCGCGCCGAGGCCGAGCGGGTCGAGCGCGAGCGCAAGGCCGCCGAGGATGCGAAGCACGCGCGCGAGCTGGCCGAAGCCGCCGAGCGCGCGCGGATTGCCAACGCTGCCACCGCTGCCGCTGAACAGGCGAAGCGCGAGGCCGAACAGGCCGCCGAGGCCGACCGGCTGGAGCGCGAGCGGCAGCACGCCGAAACGCTGCGCGTCGAGCGCGAGGCGCGCGAAAAGGCCGAGCGTGACGCGCAGGCCGAGCGCGATCGCGAGGCCGCACGGGTGGCCGAGGAAGCCGCCCGAGCTGCGCAGGCCGAGGCCGATCGCATCGAAGCCGCACGGGTCGAGGCCGCACGGGTCGCCGATCGCGCCCACCGCCTGCGCGTCATCGGCGAAGCGGCGCACGACATTGCGGCGGCAGGCGTCGACCCGGCCGTCGCCAAGGGCATCGCCCTCGCGATTGTCAGCGGGTCGGTTCGCCATTGCACGGTGGCGTTCTGATGATGCCCGATGCCGTGCTCGACATGATCGAACCCGATGCGAAGGCGATGGCAACCGGCGGCGACGGGGCAAGCGACCAGCTTGTCGCGCTCGCCTCCATCGCGATCAGCCTTCGCCGCCTAGCCGACGGCGGCAGCGGTGAAGCGCTGATTTCGTCGCTCGGCGGAATGCTCGACGACGCGTCGCACAACCACCAACAGCGGATGCGGAACATATGACCGAATTGACCCCCTTCGACGACGGCTATGTCGAGCCGGCGGCACCGCCACCCCCACCACCCCCCACCGCCAAACCGGCCAAGGTGAAGGCCGAGCCGAAGCCGTTCGCCGACGCCCCCACCCGTGCCAAGGCCGACGCCAAGCCGGCGCACGAAATGTCGGCGCACGACGGGTCGGTCGACCTGTCGGCATTCCAAACCGACTTCGGCCTGTCGGGCATTCCGAAGCCGACCAAGGTCGACACCCTCGACCGCGCCGGGTGGGGCCTGTTCCCCGACATGCCGGCCGAGTCCTACTATGCCGACCCCGCCCCCGATGTTTCGATCAGCAACAGCGGGCTGTCGGTGCTGCTGAACGAAACGGCGGCCGACTTCGCGTGGCGACACCCCAGGTTGAACGCGGCGGGGGTCGAGGAAGCGAAAAGCAACGCCGTCAAACGGCGCGGCGACGTCGTGCACCAGCTCGCGCTAGGCAAGGGCAAGGGGTTCGCGATCGGCGCGAAGTCGTGGCCGACATGGCAGTCGGGCGATGCGAAGGCGTTCAAGCGCGAGGCCGAGGAAGCCGGACTCGTGCCGGTGCTGCCGCACGCATTCGAGGAAGCGAAGGCGATCGCGGCCGTCGTGGTCGACCGCATTCAACGCGTCCTACAGGGTGCCGAATATCAGACTGAAGTCGCGTTTCTCTATCAGGAAATGACGCGTTACGGCCCGATATGGGTGCGCGGCCTTATGGATGTTTGGTGTCCTGACCTTGGCATAATCCTCGACCCGAAAATAACGGCGCGCATCTACGGCGAGAAGCCGGCGCGCCACATGATCGACATGGGGTGGGACCGGCAGGGCGCACTATACAAGCGCGCGATCGGCACCCTGTTGCCTGAAATGGCCGGGCGCGTGCGGTTCGCCGATTTGATGGTGCGCCCCGACGCGCCGTTCGTGTCGAGGCTGGTCGCTCCCGAAAAGGCATGGGAAGCGACAAGCGGTTGGCAAATTGAGGATGGATTCGAGCGGTTCGCGCGGTGCCTGTATTCGGGCGAATGGCCGGGCTTCCCCGACGACGTCGAATATCTGCCGCTGCCAACATACGAAGCCAAGCGCCGCGAAGCGCTATATTCAGGGGAACCCGCAAAGTGAGTTGGAAAGAAACCGACGGCGCGAACTTCGTGCCACCGCTGCTGATAGGGGTCATGGGGCCTCCAGGTGGCGGCAAAACCTATTCCGCGCTGCGCATGGCGACCGGGATGCAACGCGCGCGGGGCGGCGACATCATCGTCGGCGACACCGAACGGGGCCGCGCGCTGAAATACCACGTTGGGCCGCGCAATCCCGACGGGTTCACGTTCCGGCATTTCCTGTTGGAACCGCCCTTCAAGCCGGAATCGTTCGTCGAATTCATCCGCGACATGCTGCCGAGCAAGCCGGCGGCCATCGTCATCGACAGCCTGTCGGATGAGCACGAAGGCGAAGGCGGATATTTGGATTGGCACGACGCCGACGTGCCGAAGTCGGGCGGGAACGAATGGGCGGCATGGAAGAATCCAAGCAACAGCCGGCGCAAGCTGGTCGCGGGTATTCAGCAGGTCGCGGTTCCCCTGATTTTCACCTTTCGCGCTCGCGAGAAAACCCGGCAGGTCGGGCGCAAGGTCGAAAAGATCGGCTATGTTCCGATCGCGCCGTCGGAAATTGTCGGCACCCTCGACCTTGCGTGCCTGTTGCAACCGCGATCGAACGGGGCCGCGTTGTGGCACTCCGAAAAGCCGGGGGAAGATTATGTTCTGAAGGTCGCCGACTTCCTCCAGCCGTATATTCGGCGCGGCATGGTGCTCGACGAGGATTTCGGCGAAGGCCTCGCGAATTGGCAGCTTGGCAAGGTGGGCGACAATGCCCCGCCAGCGCGCGGCGGCAAGCGCACCCCGCAACAGCTTGTCGACGCCTATGTCGGCCGGCTGGCCACGATCGGCAAGCTGCCCGGCGGCGATGACGACCTTGCCGAAGGCCTGAACGCCCTGCGCGCATTCCAGGCCGACGACGCGACGGTGCGCTTCGTGACCAGCATTCGCGACACGAACCCCGCGCTGCATGACCGCATCGTCACCGCCAACATTCGCCGGGCGCGCGAGCTTATGGGCGAACCGGCCGACGACGACACCGACGACACGACCGACGACAACCAACAGGAAGGAAACGACGCATGACGAAAACCACGAAGCGGGCCGGCGACTTGGTCATCGACCAGCGCCACGCCCTGTCGATCGTCGCCGACGATGGCAAAACGCTGGTGCCGCACGAACAGCCCCGCGCCCGTGAAATCCGCCTGCGCGCCGAGGCGTTCCGCGCGCGGGCGGCGCGGGAATTCACCCCCGCCGCGCCGCCACGGCGGTCGCTGCTGTCGCTGTTCGGGCGGGGCGCACGATGACGGCCACGATGACGCAACGCGCCCGCTATGCGACGGTGGCCCGGCTGGAGTCCGTCATAGCCGATGCGGCCGGCCCTGACCTGACCAGCGCGAGGTTCGCCGATGTCGGCACGATTGCCGCGATGCTGCTCGCGCGCGAATTCGCACGGCAGCAAGTGACGCAAGATTCGGCGCGCAAGTCGCTCGACACTATAACCCGCACGGTCATGTTGATGTTGTCGCCTGAAATGCGCGACGCCTTGGCAACCGACCTTCGCGGCTTGTCGAAGGCCTAGCCGTGCCGATCGCACCCGAAAACCGGGGCCGCTACCCGGCGAACTGGAAAGCGATTAGCACCCGCATTCGATTTCAGCGGGCGGGCGGGCGGTGCGAGTGCGACGGCCGGTGCGGTGTCGACCACGGGGGGCGGTGCGAGGCGCGCCACGGCCACCCCCACCCGGTCAGCGGGTCGACCGTGGTGCTGACGACCATGCACCTGAACCACACACCCGAGGATTGCGGCGACGCGAACCTGCTGGCCGGGTGCCAAGCCTGCCACCTTCGCTATGACCGTGCGCACCACGCCGAAAGTCGCCGGCAGCGCATCCGTGACAAGGTCGGGCAGCTCGCGTTCGAACTGGCCTGCGCACGATGACCCGGCGCTATAAGCCGTTCCTCGTGTTCAACCCGTCGCGCGGGTGGGCGTTCTATCGCAACACGGGGGTGTCGTCGCTGACCACGAAAAACATCGGCACGGGCAAGTCGCGTAAGATCATGCGCGAGCGCATCGGCTGGTTTTTGACCGCCGAGCTGGCGGCGATGTTCGAACAGGTCGCGAACCGCCACCTGAATTAGAAACGGCCGGCCGGGGCATCCCCCGACCGGCCGTCACCACATTGCGGCAGGGCTATTCGTCGGCCTGCGCGGCGTCGATGGCGTTTTCGAGCCGGTCAAGTGCGGCGTCGGTGCGCGCCTTTTGCTCGGCGTATCGGTCTTTCAACGCCTGCTGGTCTTTCGGATTGTCGAACAGGTCGGCGACGATGCCGACCAGCCCGGCCGCCGCGCCGACAGTGCCGCCCATGCTTTCGAGTGCGTCAACAGCGGCAAGCGCTTGGTCGAGGGTGGGGAATTTCAATTGCTCTCTCCCTTGGCGATGGCGCGCACGGCGTTGATCGACGCGCGCGCGTTGGTGATGGCGTCCGAAATGTTCGCCGAGTTGCCCGACGCGTAGGCCGAGCGCACGCCCGCGACCGCGATGCGAGCGACGGCCGTGGCGCGCTTCAGGCGGTCGAGGTTCGCACCCTTCACCTTGCCGGTCTGAACGGCGAGCGTGCCCAGGTCGGCCGCCAGCTCGACGCCCTGTTCGAACGCCAGCGCGGCGGTTTCATCGGCGATGGTGCGGTCGGCATAGGTGCTCGGCGAATACACGCCACCGGGCGGCGGTGCCGCCGAGCCGGGCGCGGCGGTCATGGGCGCGCACGCGGCCAGCGAAATGGCGGCGAGCATCGCGGGGAACAAGGTCAGGCGCATTGGTGAACCTCCATCGGTCGGGTCGCCGGCAAGCCGCCGGCAGCGGGTCGACGGGCAGGCAATACGCCCATCGTCGGGGGTTGCCAATTCGTCAGAACCGAATAAGGTTGTTCGACATTGACGACGTGAAGGCCTGACCATGACCGACAACAGCGCGAAGGCCTCCAGCGGGCCGAAAAACGGGCTTTCACCCGCCCCCGGTTTCGAAGCGCGAAAGTGCGACGAATGCGGGCAGGTGTTCCAGCCGACCCGCAAGGCGTCGCGGTTCTGCACCACCAACCCGTGCAAGCTCGCGTTCCAATCGCGGCAGCTCGCGCAGGGCGCGCCGCTGGTGCCGCTGGTGAAGGCATGGGCGGCGACGCGCCACGCGAAGCCGGGCACGCGCGAGGCCGAAATCAACCGCTACGCGCGGCGGGAAATGACGGCCATCGCCGGGCTATTCAACGCCGACGATCGCAAGGCCGACCGGGGCGACGTGCTGGCCTATGTCGGCGCGTTGATGGACTCGAACTCGCTCTATATCGACCGGCGACGCGGTTAGGCCGGGCTGTCGGGGTCGCCCTTCACATAGGCGACCCGGTTGCGCGCCGAGCGCGCGGCGACGATCAGCTTCAGGTGTTTGCGCGCGCCGGCCGTGATGCGCCACACCACCGCACCGACGAAGCTGGCCGACGCGAGGAAGGTCGCGCCGTCAAAGCTGGCCATCCATGCGCGCAGGGCGTTCAGGTCGCGCGCCGACAGGATGGTCAGCAGCGCGGGGAAGCTGGTCGCCACGATCAGCAGCGCGCCGAGGAAGGTGCCGCCGATCGCCTTGGCAGGCGTCGGGTCGACGGCGATCGGCGTTTCGACCTTCACCGGGGCCGGCAGGTCGGTGGTCGGGTCTAGCGGTTCAGTCACGGGCGTTGCTCCTACAGGCCGACGCGGTTCGCGAGCCATCCGAACACGAAGTCTTCGTTGGCGGTGCGCGATCGCGCCAGTTGCTTGTAGCGCGCGCCTTGGTCGCTGTTCAGCCCCTTAAGCATGACGGCGTCGGCCGCTTCCGCCCCGCGCCGCTCGCGCAGCTTGCGGAACGCTTCGATGGTGCGCGGTCCGATTCCGCCCTTCGGCTGGTCGGCATCCTCGGGAATATCCGCATAGTCGCGGCCCTGCCGATTGAGGGCGTTCAACCACTGTTGGAACCACAGCGCGGGCACGCTCGGCCCCATGTTCACGCCCGTGTCGAACAATTCTTCAGCGACTGCCGGCGACAGGCTGGCCACGCGCGCGAAGCCGGGGGCGATCAGATAAACTTGCCGATAGATGGCGACGGCCCGCCCGCGTTCTAGGTCGGCCATGTCGCCGTTGTACCCGTGCGCGCGTGCGACGGCTTCGGTGATGCCCCACATGGTTTTGCCGCCCCGGTCGCTCGGGTGGTCGCTATAGCGGCCCTCTTTGCCGATCGTCGTTTCGATCATCGACTCGATTGTCATGGCCGCCCTTTCGATGCCCGCCGCTCGGCGAGATATTCGCCCGCGATCCGGTTCAGCTCGGCGTTCCGAACCGCGTGTCGGTCCCGACGAATGCCGCCGGTGACGATGTAGAGCAACACGCCGAAGCGCGCCACGTTGAACGACCAGCCGTCGAACGGGGTGTCGGGCATCCATATCGCAGGGGTCGCCATGACGATGCCGCCAGCGATTGCCCCCATAGCGACACGCTCGGCGCGGTTGTACGCGGTCGGGTAGCGGAGCAAGCGGAACACGAGATAGCCGACGATATACAGCCCCATTAGGCCGTTCACGTAGGGCATGACCGTGAACACGGCGTCGAATAGCTGGCGGGTCAGGTTGTGCGGTTCCGACATTATTCCGGCTCCTGTACGGGCGGCCCCGGCAGGCGATCAATCCACGCCCCAATTTTCCGCACCACCCGTTCGATTAGCGACGTCGCCGACAATCCAACCAAGCAATATATTGCGCCGACCATTTCAGAGTCGCCGCGAGTTGCTACGCCCAACGTCCACCGAACCACAAGGGGGCCGAGAAACACGGCCGCGATGGTTCCTGCCAACACATTGAAAGCCTTCTTTTTTGGTGCCGCGCTTTCGTTGCGCGCTAGGCCAAGGCTGATGATCGCCCCGCCGAGGCCGCCGAGCATCGGCCACACGATCGGCCACAGCTCGGCAAAGCGGCGCGGCAGCTCGGGGTCGTCGTGGTTCATTCTGGCGGCCCCCGGTCGTCGGGTGGGGGCGACTTCCCCACCGTTACGCAAAGATACAACGCGCCCGCCATAGCGAAGGCTACGCCCGCGCACCACAGGGGGGCAAATGTCTCGACGATGGTCATGTCACAACCATTCGTTGACGCGGAGCGACCACCGCGAAGCACCAGGGGCGAAGCGATCGTATGCGTCGATTTTCGCCAGCAACCCGTAGTGAAGGCCTTCGTTTTGACCGGCCACCCGGTCGGGGTCCTCGGCGACGATGATGCGACGGCTTTCGCCGGTGTTGCGCAGCATCCGGTAAAGGGTTTGCACTTCGGCGTCGGTCAGGTCGCCCATGGTCCATTGCCACCACGGCGCAATGGCACCTTCGTCGATGCCGAACCCGCCGCCGAACAGGCGCGTGACAGTCGACGTGTCGTCGAGGCCGCGCCCCGACCCGTATTCGCGGCCGTAGTAGGGCTGGAATGCCAAGCCGAGGGCGGCGACGCCGAGCTGCCATGCGACGTTACCCGTGCCGCCGTTCAATTGGATTTGCCAGTAACGCGACGTCATCGGCGCGCCTGCGCGATAAAACGCGTGATAAGGCGGCCCGCCGCCAAGCGCTGTCGCCTGCGCGACCGGAAACAGCACCCCGGTTTGTGCACCGCCGAGCGAACCCGTGCTGATGACCACGAACTGTTGGTCGGCCGTCGCGGTATGGTAGCCGAGAAACAGCGAATCGACGGCCACCGCCGTGCCGAAGTCGATGTTGATGTTGCCGCCGGTGCCGGGCACTAGCATCGTCTCTTTCGGGTCCGATGTCAGGGCGCGGTCATAGGTTGCCACCCCGCTGGCGGCGGTCGGCGCATAGGGCTTCACGATGACAAGCGACGACATAGCTTAGAGCCTTTTCAGCACCGACAATTCGGTCGTGTTGCCGTCGTTCGCCTCGACCGCGCCGAGCACGAACACTTCGACCCCGGCGTCGGTGTAGCCGAGCCGGTCGCCGCGTATCGTCACAATCTTGCCGACAAGGTCGTGCTGCAATCCCGCGACGACGTGGCGATCGCGCACCAGCGGGCCGGCCAGGAACGTGGCCTGCCGCGCGGCCTCGGCGACCGCTTCGCTGGTGAACGCGAGCGGCGACATGATGGTCGAGCTGGCCGCCTTGTCGCCCCACTTCGCGAGCGAACCGGCCACGGTGACGGTCACATATGCCGCGTCGCTTTTCAGGTACGTGACATATGCGGGGTCGACGGCGGGCACGAATTATTGCGCCGGGCCGACGGGGTTCGACGGCGTGTCGTCGGCCTCGGCCTCGCGCCGCTTCATGCGAGGCGACGGGGCCGGGTCATCGGCTTTCTTTTGCGGCTTGCGATCGCCGGCCGCGAACTTGTCGCCGCGCTCGCGCCGAAGCGCCAGCGCCATTTTCTCGCCGCGCTCGGCGACGTGCAATTCGTGATAACCGTTCCCGGCGGCGAACGCGGCGAGCTGCGCGCCGAGCAATTTGCCGGCCTTGTCGAATTCGTCGGCGCGCGCGAACAGCAATTCGGCACCCTCGGCGATGACCACCACCGGCGAAATGTTCGCGGCGATGGCCTTCATGTCGGCCAAGGTGTCGGCCTCGACGGTGGCCGGGGCATTCTCGGCGTAGTCGCGAAAGGCGTCGCGCGCGGTGATGATGTCGGGCAGCGGGGTCATGGGCGGTGCTCCAGGTTGTGCGGCCTTATAGGGCGCGGCACCGCGCTCGCGCTAGATGCCCGTCACGTCGACAATCAACACGGTGCCGTCGTATGAACCGTTCGCCCCGGCGGGCGGGCTTTGCGTGGTGCCGTGCGGGGTTCCCGAGTGCTGGAGCTGGCCGAAAAACAGCTTGTGCGGTTGTGCCGGATCGACCTCGACGGACGCACCCGCGCCGACGAAGCGATACCATGTTTCGCCCTCGGGAATCTGCTGGTTGCCGCCGGGGCCGATGATGAAGTCGGCCACTTCATAGCCGAAATATCCGATGTAGCCGGGGAAGGCGGCGGCATAGATGCGACCAGGGGTGCCGACGAATTGCGACACGGGGAACACGCCCCCGCCGGTCGACAGCACCGCCGCAATCCGCATCGGCCGTTGTGCCGAGCTGTAGGTCACCGCGCCGGCCGCGTCATAGAGCACCAGCCGGGGGCCGCTCGGCGGCGGCATAATATACGGGCGTTCGAACACATAAGCGTCGATCCCGACGCCCGTGGCCAGCACGGCGTATTGATAGCCGGGCGACCCGCCGCCAATTAGCCCCATTTGCGTGATTGGCCCGCCGCTTGGCCGCACCGCGATCAGCGGGAAGTTTGACACGTTCCAAGCATAGTCGACCCGCTTGCCGGGGGTGCGCTCGTAGTTAAAGCTCGCGACCGCCGACAGCTTCGATTTGAATTGTAGCGACGGCGCGTTCGCGTCGAGCTGGAGCTTTCCCGCTTCGTTGTAAATCTTGAACACGACCGGCATTAGGCGACCCCGTAGAGCACGTTATAGACGCCCGACGGCGGAAACTGGCCGGCCGAATTCTTACTGCGCGCCCATGTCAGGGTGGTGCCGGCGATCGTGATTAGCGGCGTGACTTCGCCTGTGGCCAGCACCATGGCGAACGGCGTGCCCTCGGCGAACGACGCATTGACCAAGCTGCCGTTCGGGTTGCTGGCATAGTCGATGGTTAGCAAGCCGAGGATGGTCGCCGTCGTCATCGTTTCGTCGAGTGACACGGTGCCGTCGGCATCCCATAGGCGAAGGCTGAACCCCATCAGGTGATTTCGAGCTGCACGCGCAGGCGGTTCGCGTCGTATCCGCGCAGGCCGTTATTATCCAATTCGAAGCGCTGGCCGCTGGTCGCCGTGCGCAACAGGCCAATCGTGCTGGTGATGGCCGACAGCGACGCGACGTTGAAATCGCCCTGACCGACTTGGTTTTTCGTCGCAAGCGAACCCTGCCCGGCGAAGCCTGCCGCCGTGTTTCGCGCCGTCACGTCGGCGTGAAACAGGAACGCTAGATCAGTGATGCGGTTCGGCGTGCTGTTGACCAGCGCAACCGCGCCATAAAGGCCTTCGCCCGCGCCAACATTTAGGGCCAGGGGCAGGAAGCCGATATAATGGTCGTCAGCGTAGTATTCGACGCGGTCGATGCCGTTCCATACGCACTCGAACACAGTATTTTCGCCGAAGGTCACGAAGTCTCGGGACGTTCCAATTGATACGCCCGAACCGCCGATCGAATAAACGTACCAATTGCCGTCGCTGCTGCGATGCCATCCGGCAATTTGAACGTAGGTCGCCCCCGGTTGGGCGGTCGCGTATTTGCTGAAACCCATGAAGGTTCCGGCTGTCGGCAACTTGCCTCGAATGCGGCAAGGGCCTCGAACGAAACGGTTGGTGGCCGCGTAGCAGCTCCAATCGCCGGTTTCGCCTCGGGCGTGTACGCCGCTGCCGCTGGCACGGGTAGGCGCGTTCGGCACGAATACGGTGTCGGCGGTCGCGTTGTCGGCCGGTCGGCCGTCGCCGCCGACGCCCGCCGACCAGTTGGTGACGGGCACGATTTCGATTTCGTCAATTATCAGTCGGTCGGGGCCGTTGGTCCAGTTATGAACGACAGGCGACGCGAACTTTTTCGTGGCGGTGAACCGGAATTCGAAAACCGACAGGCCGATGCCGATTGCCGCATTCTCGCGAAAACCAGTTTGCGCGCTGACGTTGCCGCTGACCGCCCCGCCGCCGCCATTGGCCGCGTCGCCTTCATAGACTCGCAGGTACACGCCCGACGGCGTGGCGTTGCTCGCGTACATGATCGCGCGCAGCACGTATTCGCGCCCGACCAGCATCGGAACCGCGCGCCACGCTATCGCCGCACCAGCCGAGGCGTTTCCGTTCACGTTGCGCGCAATGTAGAAAGCTGCCGCGCCCTTCACGGCCTCCAGCGGGCCGGTGACGCCGATTGTCATGCCGCCCGCGTCTTCATAGCCGGGGATGGTTCCCGCTAAGGTGCCTTGCTCGGCGTCGCCGTTGAAAACGAGATTGGTGCCCCGCGTGGCGAATAGCTCGGGCTTGCCGGCCCCGTCGACCCGCGTCGCGAAATCGGCCGCGTTCAGCGTGGCAAGCGCGCCCTGCCCCGTGAAGCCTGCCGCCACGCCCTGCGCGGTGATGGTGTTCGCGTCGGTCAGCAGCGTGCCGCCGTTCGCGGTCAGAATGTCGCCGCCGAGGCGCGGGCGGTATGCCGCGTTGAAATTGCGGCCCCATGCCCCCCAGGTCGAGCCGTTCGCCGAAGCGCGTTCGTATATCTGGCCGAGGCTGTCGACCAGCGTTTGCTTCACGGGGCCGCCGCCGTCGTTCGGCCATTGCGTGACCGTCAACAGGTGACCGAAGCCGCTAGACCCTGTCCCGGCAAAGCCGGCATTCTTGAATTCCTGCCGCTCGCCGACGCCCAAGTCATAGTAATATTGCGGGCTGAAATCGAAATCGCGCGTGTCGAGGATGCGCCCGGCATATTCCTTCGGCTTGGTTGCGCCGCCGACGTCGAGCGTGAAGTCGGCCGTCGACTTCGTGGCAAGCGCGCCTTGGCCGAGGATCGACGCGGCCGACCCCTGCGAAGTGATGACCTGCGAATTGTTCAGCACCACGCCAAAACTGTCGGTGACGCGACTGCCGAGCGATGCGAAATTGAGGGTGGCCAACGCGCCTTGGCCGACGAACCCGCCAGCCGTCCCCAGGCTGGTGATGACCCCCCCGTCGGTCAGCCAAGCGTTACCCGCTTCGTTCACCAGCCCGTTGTTCGGGCCGAGGCGCATCCATCCGTTCGACTGTAGAAAATCCAGCTTACTGGTGGGCTGGCCGACCAGCGTCGCCCATGCGGCCTGACCGGCGATCGCGGCGGCGACGCCCTGCGCGGTGATGAGCTGCGCGGCGGTCAGAATGTTGCCGCCGCCGTCCGTGATGCGCGACCCAACCTGCGCGTAGTTGAGCGTCGCAAGTGCCCCTTGCCCGGCAAATCCGGCCGCATTGTTCGCGCTGGTCACGTCGGCGTTGTTCGCCGGCTTTTGCGCGCCACCGACTTGCGTCGCGAAGTCGGCGGCATTCAACGTCGCCAATGCACCTTGGCCGGCGAATCCTGCCGAGTTGCCGAGCGACGTGATGACCTGCCCGTTGTTCAGGATATTGCCCTGCGCGTCGGTCACGCGCGAACCGAGCTGCGCGAAATTCAGCGTCGCAAGCGCGCCCTGACCAGCGAACCCGGCGGCCGTGTTCAGGCCGGTAACATTCGCGCCGGCTTGCGCAGGCTTCAGCGACTCGAGTGTCGTGCCGTCGGCATAGGTGACGTCGGCCCCGGTCAGCAGCGCGGCGGATATTTCGCCATCGTTGTGCACGCGAGCGTTGCGCAGGTATCCCACCCGGCGGGTCAACAGCGGCGGGAAATAGGCCTCGCGCCGAACTTCCTGCGAAACCAGGGTCGCGGTTGACGCGGTCCACTCCCACCGGCCTATGACAATCTGGCCGGCCCCGGTCAGCGTCCAATTCAGCGACGCACCGGCAAGCAATCGGTCGAGCACCCCGCCGACCGTTTCGCTGGTGTCATCGACGTGCACGCCCGACGTGACGTTGCGCCACCCGGCGGCGGCGGCCGTGTTCGTCACGGTCATGCCCGGCGCATAGGTCGCGGCGACCAGCTCGGCGAGATAGGCGGGCACGTAGCTGCCGGGGTGCGCGCCGTTCAGGTCGGCGGTTAGGGGGCCGCTCGGCGTTGTCCACCACTTCACGCACGCGATCGACGGGGCGACCACACCGCCACCAGCAGGCGCGGCCGTGGCGCGCAGGGCGTTCAGCGTGGCGATCGCCGACCCCTGCCACCCGACCGCCGTCAACGGCCCTTCGCGGCCCTTGTCTTTCACCGCCGCAAACCCGGTGACCGCGCCCGACAGGGTGGTGTCGCCGAATTCGTAAATGCTGTTCGCCTTGTCGAGCAACCGCCCTTCGACGTTGAACACGGCCCCCCACGACCGGCGGCGCGGGCGGCCGGTGGCGTCGCTGCCGCCCTCCAGGTCGCCGGTGCCGAGAAAGTTGGTGACCAGCGCGGGCTTCGCGAGTGCACCCGACAGGTCGGAAACGATCAGGGTCAGCACGCCTTTGTCGACGCTCGCCGAGGCGACGCGGCCGACCAGCTCTATTTTCCATGTCGGTTCGCCGGGGGTGGCATCGTCACCCGACCGAATTTCGATCGGCGCGCCCGGCCAATAGAAGCTGGCGAGCGTGGCCGCCAAGGCCTTGTCATGGGTGAAGCACGCGACCGACGCGGTTTGCGGGATGGCCCCACCTGTCCAACCCTCGGCGGTGAACTCCAGCGCGGCGGTGAAGCGCGGCAGGCGCACCCCGCTGGCGCGCCAATCGTTCCCGCCGCGATAACCCGTGTAGCCGCGCGATCCGCCGCCGGCCAAGCGCAGGGGAACGGTGACGGTGCCACCAGCCACCAGCGGCGCGGCCTCAAGTAGAACGACAAGCGCCAAGCCGGATTCCTATCTGAACGCGGCCCCCACGATGGAACCAAGCCGTGCGGTCGAATAGCCGAATTCGTCGCCACCGCCACCGCCGCCACTCAATAGCGCGAGGCGCGACGCGATGTCGACCGGCAGGTTAAGTAGGGCGTTGTTCGTCACCGCCAGCATGTTGTTCGTTTCGTTGGCCAGTGCGTTGCCCGCCTGAATCGCCGCGACCTGCGCGGTGCCGATGCCGGCCGCCGCGTTGATGCGGTCGGTTTCCGATTTGATGATCGCCGCTGCCCCGGTCGCCACCGTGCTGCGGTCGCTGGTGTATTCGCCGCCGGCCGTGCCGAAGGCGTCGCGGCTGGTCGACAGCAGCGTGCGGTAAAGGTTCGCCACTTCGTCGCCCGCACCCGCTTCGCCCGCGTCCGCGCGCTTGCGAGCGTCGGCGATTTGGGTCAGCAGCGCCGACCGCTTTTCGCTCGCCGTACCTTCGAACAGGTCGCCGCTTGTGATCGACGTCAACACGTCCTGAAGCGACCCGACGGATGCCTTCAGCGTGTCGGCCACCAGCTTCGCACGCTGTTCGCCGTTGATGCGCTCGACCGCGACCAAGTCGAGGCCGTAGGTTTTCGCGATGCGAACCCGGTCGGCCGCCACGGCCGCCGCGTCGTCGAACGTCTTTTTGAGCTGCGAACCCAGGCCGCCGATTAGCAGCTCGACGCCTTGCACCTTCACGGCCTCGGCGACGGCCTTGTCGATGTCGCTGTTGCCGTTCAACGCGCGTTGCACCGCCGCCGACAGGCCGCGCACCGCGCCGTCGGCGATCGCGTCGCGGATGGCGTAGGCGATCGCCGCCGCTTCGCCGTCCTTACCGAAGTCGGCAAGGCCTTGGCCCTTCGCCTTTTTGCTGTCGAGCGACCCCGTGAAGCCGGTCGTCGACACGCGATATTTGCCGTCGAACGTGCCGATGCTGACCTTGTAGTCGCCGAGCGCGCCGCCGAGCTGTTGCGCAATCTGCGCGACGCCGTTCTGAACCGCGCCGGCAAGGCCGCTCGCCGCGCCCTTGGTCGCGCTGTTGCTGCCGCCGACGGCCGTCGAGGCCTGCCCGCCTTGCGAGCTGACCGCCGCCGTGCCGAACTTCGGCTTGTCGAACAGGTTGCCGATCAACCCGCCGACGATCGAACCGATAATCTGGCCGCCAGGAATCGGGATGAACGACCCGACCGCGCCGCCAATCTGCGAACCCGTCGAATTCAGCTTCACGCCGATGGCCTTGGCCAGCCCCGACACCGCTTGCCCGGTCGCCGCGCCGCCGATTGCCTTGCTCGCGCCCGCGCCGATCGCGGTGCCGATCGACTTCGCGTTGTCCTTATTCGTGAACAGCCCGGCGACCTTGCCGCCGACCGCGCCGAGCGCTTCAGTAAACAGCGCTTTCGGATCGCTGGTCAGCGGGTTTCGTTCCGGCCGTCCGCGCACCACGATGTCGGGTTCGCCGCCATTGCGGGCGCGCTCCATATCCTCGGCGGTCGGCGGCCCCGTCACTCCGTTGCCGCGCGCCAGCAGCGACGCAAGCGTGCCCCCAGCCCCGCCCGGCAGCGATCCGACGCCGAGGCCGGCCGAGGTAGGGCCGACGCCGTTCAGCGCTCCAGCGGCCCCACGGGCGGCCGTGGCAAGGTCATCGAACGCGGTCGCCGTCGGCCCGGTCGTGTCGACGACCAAGTCGAGGGCGTCGGCCATGCGCTCGCTTGCATCCTCGACGACCGTCGTGCCGTTGACTTGGTCCTGTAGCTTGCGGAACGCGTCGCCGAACAGGCCTTCGAACAGCGCGCGGCCCTTCAGCGTCTGGAACGCGTCGACCAGCTTGCCGGGGGTCTTAATGAACTGCCCCAGGTCGCCGCGCACGAACGCTTGCGTGGCGTCGTCGACCGTCTGTTTGATGTCGCCGAGGGCGTCGAGGTAAATTTCGGCCTTGGCGCGCGCGACGTCGATTGCGCGCTGTTCGGCTTCGATTGCCTGAACCGTCGCCAGCACCGCCGCTTTGCGCTCGGCCGTCAGCTCGCCGACACGGCCCTCGAGTCCTTGCACGATGCGCAGCGCTTCGGCCTCGGCGTAGCGGCCGGCCGTGGTCAGCTTCAGCACCGCCAGCGATTCACGCTGCGATTTCACGAAGTCGTTAAACGGCTTGTTCAGGCCATCCCGCACGACCGCTTTCGCCTCGCGCGCGTCGGCGATCAGCGTTTCGAAATTGAGCGGCTTTTTGCGCGACAGGTCGTCGATCAGGTCGTCAAGCTGCGCAATCTGCGAATTAACCTGCCGAAGCACCGGCGGGGTTCCGTCGAACGCGGCGACGATGCCGGCGATTTTCGCACCAGCGTCGCGGCCGAATTCGTCGCGCGCTTCGGTCGACTTCGGCTTCGGTGGTTTTTTCGGGCGCGCCGACCGCGCCGCCTTGTCGAGCAGCGGATTGATGCGACCCGAGTTGAGCGACTCGTCGAGCAGGTCGGCAATCGCCTTGTTCGCACGCGCGCCGGCCGACTTCGAAACCGCTTCGATGAACTTGGTTTTGTCGATGCCTGAGCCTTCGAAGCTCGTTTTCTCGGCGTCCTGTAGAACCCGGTCGAGCGCGGCCGTGCGCGCCGCGCTGTCGGTCAGGCGGTTGGCCGCCTGCGCGCGCTGGCCGAGCGACGCGGCGGCCTTGTTCCCCCGGCCGACGCCAGCCGCGCCGACGATGTCGCTGCCGAACAGCACGTTCGCCGCGACGCGCGCGCCGACCACGCCCCGGCCAGGGTTGCCGGTGGCCGCCAGCGCCTTGCGCGCC